GGTAATTAATGGAGTAGACTTGGAAGAACGGCTAAATGTAATCGAAACACTCTTGCAAATTCCAACTCGTGATGTTACAATGGAGGCTAAGTATCCAAAACTTGCAGAACTGTACAAACAATATATGCACGAATTGGAAAAGTATAAAACTTGGGAACGTATTAAAGGCTCCGAAAATGACTGAAGAAAAGAAAATAAAGATCAATTTTGCCCCTGGCTGTTTTGATCATTTTGAAGGCACTCAGGAAGAGTTAGATGAATTAATGGGTGAGATCAAAGACCTGTTTGCACATTTGACTCCTGAAGAATTAGAATCAAGAAGTCAACCAGTAGATATTGATCGTCTTTTAGAAGATGAATCCTTATCAGATGACGAGTTTGAACATCTTTTGAACGCAATCGTTGGTAACGAAAAAAGGAATTTACAATGAGAGATTTACATTCAAGTATAAAAAATACTGCTGTAGAAATGACAGTAAAAGAAAATAAAGCATTTAGAGTAAGGATGGAGAAATGGGAAAGTATAATTCCTGGATTTTATTCTTTAGACATTATTCAAGAATGTTTAGACGACAATGGTGAAGTTAATTTTTCTAGTGTTTATAGTTTTAACATGACCAAAGATGAGTTACAGGCACTGGCTTATGGGCTAACAATATGACGGATTTAACTATACCGGAACTTGAAGAAAAAATTGCCAGAGTAGCAGGCGATATTAAAAAATTTGAAAGTGCTGGTGAAGATTTGTTAAAAATATCTGCATTACAAGAATACAAAAAATATTTAGAGTACGAACTAAATGAAGCACAAAAAAATAGAAATTCCGCCGCGTCCTGAGTGGTGGAATTTCCAAATACCTCAAGAACATACAGTTCGCATTGATTGGAATAATCAACATAACAAATGGTGGAATGAGACTTGTGCTGATGTCTTAGAAGTGTTTGGGTTACCGGGCAATAGATTTTATTATAAACCATATCCAGACTATATGATTTTTACTTTTAAAAGTATAAAAGATGCTGAACTATGTAGATTACTACTAAGCGAAAAAATTGAAGTTTAAGTCATAGATCTAAATAAATTGTATAAAGGAGGAAAGATGGTATACGAAAAAGCATATATTAGTAATGATCCTGAACCGCACGATAATGAAACAGCAGTAGACGCTATGGCAGGTGATGGCGGCTATCAGGTAGAAAAATACTTAGGTAATTATATTTGCGCTAAAATGAAGAGAGACGGAAAAAGATTCTGGGCCGGCGACAATATCAGCGACTATCTAACCAACGGCGATAAGGAAAGACTAATCAGCGAAGCAACAGAAGCATTTGAACTAGTCCTAGATAGACTCCTAATTGATCGCGAAACAGATCCTAACAGCAAGGGTACAGCTCAACGCCTTGCTAAGATGTACTTTAACGAAATAATGGCAGGAAGATATGATCCAAGACCAGATGCAACAGCATTTCCAAATGATTCGGAGGATCGCTACGAAGGTATGTTGGTTGTTCGTAGTGAGCTTCGTAGTATGTGTAGCCATCATCACCAACCCGTTACTGGCGTTGCTTATATTGGTATTATTGCCGCACAAAAGCTCATTGGACTTAGCAAGTACACACGTATCGCTCAGTGGTGCGCCCGACGAGGTACTCTCCAAGAGGAACTTTGTAATGACATTGCTAGGGAAATCCAAAAGGCAACAGGAGCAACAGACTTAGGTGTGTATATTCAAGCAACACATGGTTGTTGTGAGAATCGAGGCATTATGGCACACTCTAGTCTAACACAGACTACAGTACTTAAAGGTGCGTTCAAAGACGACTCAGGAACTAAGAAAGAGTTTATGGATAATATTAAACTACAACAGGAGTTTGCGCCAAGATGAGCACAGCTAAAGATATTATGGATCATTTTATTAACCGTGCTAAGAACTTGCAAGAGTTTACAGTATGTGTTAATATACCACATGATTTTAGATTTAACGGCACTGTGCCGTTTGATATTAATATTAAAGACGACGAAATTGAAGCTAAAGTATGGGCTGTAGATTTTGAAGAAGCTATTAATCGTTTAGACGAATGGATTGAAACATGCAAGTAACATATCAAACACCTGCTGAAGGCATTATGAAAACACACGACTGGGGAGACAGTAAAGTCTACCGAGTTACTTGTGATTGTGGAGCAAGCGATCACGATCATCATATATGGGTAGAGGCAGATGAACATGATGTTACTGTTACTGTTTATACAACTATAAAAAGCAATTGGTGGAGTAAAACTCGCTGGCATGCTATTTGGACCTTATTAACAAAAGGCTATATTGATACAGAGTCTACAGTAATCTTAAAACGCCAACAAGCATTTAACTATGCTCATACACTATTAAGTGCTATAGAAGATGTAGAAAAATTTAAGAAAGAACGAAATGTCAAAAATAAAAATAGCTGAACTATTTTATAGCATACAAGGTGAAGGACGTTACATGGGTGTACCGTCTGTTTTCTTACGTACATTTGGATGTAACTTTAAATGTGCCGGCTTTGGTATGCCTAAGGGTGAGCTAAGTGCGGAAGCCGAAGACATTGCAGTTCAACATAAACTAAAACCTTATACAAAGTACGAGGATCTTCCATTAGTTAATACAGGTTGTGATAGTTATGCTAGCTGGCACCCAGATTTTAAAGATCTTAGTCCGATGCTCACAACAGATGCTATTGCAGAACGTATTTGCGAAATCCTTCCATTTAATGAATGGCAAGATGAACATTTAGTAATTACAGGTGGCGAGCCATTGTTAGGCTGGCAGCGTTCATACAAAGACTTATTAGAGCACGATACCATGCGAGCTTGTAAAGAAGTTACTTTTGAAACAAACGGAACTCAAAAACTTTCAGAAGACTTTAAAAAATATCTAGCTTACAGAAGTGGACATACAGATTTTACCTTTAGTGTTAGTGCTAAATTAAGTTGTAGCGGTGAGTTAAGACATGAAGCTATCTTGCCTGAAGTTGTAAACGAATATCAAGATGTTGGTTATACCTATTTAAAGTTTGTAATAGCAACAGAAGAAGATGCTGAAGAAGCTATCCAAACTGTGGACATTTATAGAGCACACGGTTTTGAAGGACCTGTTTATCTTATGCCAGTTGGTGGGGTAGAGTCTGTGTATACTCTTAATAATCGTCGTGTAGCAGAACTAGCTATGAAGAATGGCTTGCGCTACAGTGATAGGTTACAAGTGCCACTATTTAAAAATGAGTGGGGTACATAATGAAAAAATTTATTAAGAAAATATTTGGTATTGAAAAACTGGAAGAAGAAAAACAGGCTTTACTAGAAGCCCGAGATAAAGCCATTGCCGAAACAGTTCGAGCCCAAGAAGCAGAAGAATTGGCAAAACTAAGCCCAAAAGAACGTGCAACTGCTAAAAATGAACCTTGGGTTTCGGTTTTAAATACCCATGTTAATAAAGAAAACATTAGAAATGGATTTTTTGAACTTGACTGGAACGAACAATTTATTTTACAATTAAAACAAGCTGGATACGGTTTTGAAGGTGATCCGGACGAAGAGATTGTGGATAGGTGGTTTAGAGAGCTGGCTTTAAATATGCTAGCAGAAGCAGGTGTATCTGAGCCTAATAGACACAATGCAGGTTATATCAACGTAACAAAACTTGCTGGTGGCAAGGCACAGATAGAATGACATATATTTTAGTAGATACGGCAAATACATTTTTCCGTGCAAGGCATGTAATACAAGGGTCATCCGATATTAAACTCGGCATGGCCTTTCATATTACTTTCAATTCGATCAAAAAAGCATGGCAAGACTTTAATGGTAGTCATGTAGTATTCTGCCTCGAAGGTCGTAGCTGGCGTAAGGATTTTTACAAGCCTTACAAAGCCAACAGACAAGAAACTCGTGCGGCAATGACCCAAAAAGAGCAAGAAGAAGATAAAGTATTCTGGGAAGCGTTTGACGAATTTAAGTCGTTCATTAACGAAAAAACTAATTGTACAGTCTTGCATCATCCTCAACTAGAAGCAGATGATTTAATTGCTGGCTTTATCCAAAATCATCCAAATAACGATCACGTTATCATTTCAACAGATAGCGATTTTTACCAGCTCATTGCTCCTAATGTAAGTCAGTACAATGGGGTACAAGAACATCATATAACACATAAAGGTATTTTTGATGCTAAAGGTAAACTTGTTGTCGACAAGAAAACAAAAGAGCCTAAAGAAGTTCCGAATCCAGAATGGCTCTTATTTGAAAAATGTATGCGTGGTGATACCAGTGATAATGTCTTCTCAGCGTATCCGGGTGTGCGTACTAAAGGCAGTAAAAACAAAGTGGGGCTTACTGAAGCGTTCGAAGACCGTAAGTCCAAAGGATATTCGTGGAACAATCTCATGCTTCAGAGGTGGGTTGACCACAATGGGCAAGAACACCGTGTGTTAGATGATTATCAGCGTAATGTCAAACTATGTGATTTATCTGCACAACCCGATGATATTAGAACTATTATTGACGTAACTGTTAAAAATAATGCTATACCAAAAAATATTTCTCAAGTAGGTATACGCTTACTAAAATTTTGTAATACTTGGGATATGAAAAAAATTGCAGATAACATTCAGCAATATGCTGAGCCATTCCAAGCAAAGTATCAAGGAGAATAATATGTCACGTGTATATCTAATTAAACCACTAGAAAAGAAAAGTATTTGCTGGCGTATCGAAATGTTCCGCGAAAATGCGGACGGTACAATTAGTTGGTTTAATATTGATGACCACTATCGCTGGGGACAAGGCTTTGTTGAAGAAGATATGGATTGTAACTTGCCTTATGAAGGAGATATCCAAGCATACGCCAAAACAGACTGCGGATGGGGTGCTGAACTAGACGACCAACACGCTTGCTGGTTTGAGTTTAGCGATGATATATCCGAAGAAGAACAAGAGCGTATTAAAGAGTGTTACTTGGAGTGTGACCCGGACGACGATGACGAACGTGGCGGTGCGGCTTGGCTATTTGACGGTGATCATGATTGGCAAGTTGAAGATGACTACCTTGTTATCGATGCTCCTTATCAAGTTAGTTTGTGCGAGGATGACGGTACAGTTATTGAAGAAAATGTCGGATTAAGAACAAGGCCGACACCAAGTACAAGTTGGCCATTTGGCCCAGACAGCGAAGGCGGCGAGACCGACTAAAATAAGAGATAAATATATGCGTACATTAATAGAGTGCCTACGGGGCTCTTATAAAGGGGACTAAAATGACAGAGATACATGCAAAGCCAATTGTAGACGGCAAATTTTGGATTGTAGAAGAAGCGGGTGTAAAAATTGCCACTTTACACAAAAAAGAAAACAATAAATTCTTACTCAGTAGCACAACTGGGGAAATTTTCTTTAACAAAAAAGATGATTTAAAAAAACATTTTGGTAAGGACTTTTTTCAAACAGTTAAAAAAATTAAGGTATCTACAAGTACAGAACCTAACGAGTGTCACGGATTTGTTACCAGTTGCTCACCATACAATGCTATGTATGATATTAGACGCAAGTTACCATTATTTACCAAATCAAATGCTAGTAAGAGTTTGTATTGTGCAGGCTATTATATAATTAAATTTAATAAAGGTTGGGTTAAAAGTTTCTGTCCTAAATTAATTACTTTAGAACGAAATGAATTTAAAGGTCCTTTTAAGACAGAATTAGAAATGAAGGCAGTGCTTGCTAATGCAAAATCAGATTAATTTAACCCCTATAACACAGTTTGCTCAAATTGTAAAAAGTGCTGAGGCAAATCAATCTAAAGAGGTTAAATTATCTATTCAACAAGCAAGGACACTTAATTTAACACTATTAGAAATTTTAGACAAATTAAATCAAGATTACGAATCATTGTTTAATTTATTGAAAAAAGCATCCAATCCAGAAGTAATTAGTATACAATTAGATGGTGGTGGATTCGAACAGCCAAAATAAGATAAATATATGCGTAGATAATGAGGATACGCATATGAGCAGACCTAAACCAAAAATTTTACTTGAATACACAAATAAAAAAACATACAAATCTGAACAAATTTTGGAGGCAGAAGCTATCTGGGCGGTCTTTTATAAGGGTGAGCCATTCAATCTTAAAAGTTTTAGTAGTATTGTAAGCTACCCTGGGCCAAAATACAAAAAGGTATCGTTCTCTAATCCCGGTCATGCTCATAATCTTGCTAAAAAATTAAATTTAACATTTGGTACAAAAGACTTCCAAGTTGTAAAGTTAACTCAAGGAACTATTATTTCATGAATTTAACAAGAGATGTTCTTACTAAAATATTCCTGCAACAGTGGGGTAAGAGTATTGATGAAGCAAATGTTAAATTATTTTCTAGAAAATGGTGGCAATCAAATAGAGTCAACAAGCCAACTGCCCTTAGATTAACTGATGAAGGTTTTGAGTTTTTAACTAATACGTTAGAAATCAAAATGTATGAAATTCCATTCACAGAACCAATAGAATTAAGTCCCCAAACAATAATCTTTCTTGAAAAGTATATTGATTGTCCATATTACTTGACACAAGAAAGTATAAGTGTTTTTTCTGAAAGAAAAAGTTTTGAGCTATTTTTGTTTTCGGACGATATCCGAAAATATGGATTAGTTAAAGCAATAAATGAACGCCAAAATGACGTAAATAATGCCGAAATATGATTGACAATCTAATGCTTATTACATATAATAAGGTTACAAATTTTTATTAACCCTCTTAGGAAACACAATGGCAGAAATTATCAGTCGTACAGTTGGACCGAAAAATGCAAAAAAGTCCCTACGTAAAGCATTCAAAAACAAACGCCCAATTTTCTTGTGGGGTCCTCCAGGTATTGGTAAATCGGACATTATTAAGCAATTAGGTTCCGAACTTAATGCGCACGTTATTGATGTTCGTTTGAGCTTGTGGGAGCCGACAGATATTAAAGGCATTCCATACTTTGACTCAAACACTAGTAAAATGGTTTGGGCTCCGCCTGCCGAACTGCCTGATGCAGAAATGGCGTCTAAGCACAAAAACATTGTTCTGTTCATGGACGAAATGAACTCTGCGGCTCCTGCTGTACAGGCGGCGGCCTATCAGCTCGTTCTCAATCGCAAAGTCGGTGCATACGAATTGCCAGACAATGTTGTTATGGTAGCGGCGGGTAACCGTGAAAGTGATAAGGGTGTTACTTATCGTATGCCTGCTCCGTTGGCTAACCGTTTTGTTCACTTGGAAATGGCAGTTGACTTTGATGACTACTTTGAGTGGGCTACTGAAAACAAAATCCATAAAGATGTTGTAGGTTTCCTTTCTTTCAGCAAAAAAGACCTGTACGACTTTGATCCTAAGTCAGGCTCGAGAGCATTTGCTACACCTCGCTCTTGGTCATTTGTAAGCGAACTTCTTACAGATGACGACGTAGATACCGATACACTTACAGACTTAGTAAGTGGTTCAATTGGTGAAGGACTTGCTGTTAAGTTTATGGCTCACCGTAAACACGCCAGTAAGATGCCTAACCCCTCTGACATTTTGAGTGGTAAGGTTAAGAAGATGGAATCTAAAGAGATTTCAGCACAATATTCCTTGGTTATTAGCCTTTGCTATGAGCTAAAAGATTCTTGTGATAAGAATGGTTCTAACAAATTTTGGAATAGTCAAGTTAACAACTTCTTCAGTTTTATGATGGATAATTTTGAAACTGAGCTTGTTATTATGGGTACAAAAGTTGCTCTTAGCCAGTACAAATTACCATTGGATCCGGACGAAATTGCCTGCTTTGATGACTTCCATGCCAAGTTCGGTAAATATATTTCAGCCGCAACTGAAAAGTAAATCGATGGAAAGTTAATTGACAGGACCTGTGGGTCCTGTTATAATTTAAACATCAGCAAAATAGGAAATACAATGGCACATTCTGATCCAATTATCGACAAAATTATTGTAGCTCGTGTAGCATTGCTACTAAGACATCCATTCTTCGGCAACATGGCAACACGTTTGAAAATTGAAGAAGGTGGTGAGTGGTTGCCTACTGCCGCAACTGACGGTCGCCATATCTATTTTAACCGTGAATTTTTTGAAAAACTTAGTACAAAACAGGTCGAATTTGTTATTGCACATGAAATTTTGCATAATGTATTCGACCATATGCTAAGGGTAGAGGGCCGAGAAAAAAATATATGGAACATTGCCGCTGACTATTGTGTAAACGGACAATTGGTTCGAGATAAAATTGGTGACCACAATATTCCCGACATCAAAATCTTCCACGATTCTGCTCATTATGGCAAGAGTGCTGAACAAGTTTACGATGAAATCTATGATAAGATGGATGAGGAACAACTTCAAGCATTAGGCCAGCTACTAGACGAACATATTGACTGGTCTAAAGATGGTAAGAATGGCCAGCCAAAATATACAAAAGAACAATTAAAAGAAATTCGTGATGAAATTCGTGAAGCTACAGTGGCGGCGGCACAGGCTGCGGGTGCGGGCAATGTTCCTGCATCAATTCAACGAATGATCAAAGAATTTACTGAACCTAAAATGAATTGGCGTGAAATTTTGCGTCAACAAATCCAAAGTACTATTAAAGATGATTTTAGTTTCTTGCGTCCTAACCGTAAAGGTTGGCATCTAAACGCAATTTTGCCGGGTCAACAATTTCAAGAGACTATCGATATTTGCGTTAGTATTGATATGAGTGGTTCTATTAGTAATGAACAGGCTAAAGACTTCTTAAGTGAAATCAAAGGCATCATGCAAGAATATAAAGATTTTAAAATTAAACTCTGGTGCTTTGATACTAAAGTATATAACGAACAAGACTATGACGGTTATAGCATGGAAGAGTTCGATGAATATGAGCCAATGGGCGGTGGCGGTACTGCATTTGAAGCCAATTGGAAATACATGTCTAGGCATGATATTAATCCTAAAAAGTTTATCATGTTTACAGATGGGTATCCATGTGGTACTTGGGGAGATCCTGATTACTGTGATACCGTTTTTATTATTCACGGTAGCAACGATATTATTCCACCATTTGGCGAATATGCTTATTACGAAGCATTAAAAGAGACTGCATGACATTAAAGGCAGGCAAACCCAATCCTTTAAATTACTTTAACTTACGCAGGGTTGAGTTTGCCCCACCACATTTTGTTTATACCAAAATCAACAGATATAATCCCACTATAGTATCTAACATAGATGAGTGGATTAAAGCAAATTTAAATAATCGATATTATATAGGGCAAGGACTTACGTTAGATTATACTAACTCGTTTGTATATGTAACAGAAGTTGGTTTTGAAGTTGAAAAAGAATTAAGTTTTTTCAAGATTGCTTGTCCGTTTCAAAATTAAAGATAATTATATACGTGTATTTTAAGGAGATATTATGACCGAACAAACACAACAATCAGAAGCAACAGAACAAGAACAAGAGCAAGCATCTAATGATCTGTCTATAAACGACTTAAATGCTATGAAAGTAATCATTGACATAGCTAGTTCTAGGGGTGCTTTTAAACCAAACGAAATGATGGCTGTTGGCCAAACTTATACTAAACTAACTGCTTTCTTAGATGCAGTATCAAAACAGCAATCTGCACAAACACCAGGAGCTTAATATGGCTGAATTAAAACACGTAGGTAGAGTAAGTGCTACCAATAAAAAATGTGTCGTTGCCTACAGAACATTGCCAGGCGACGCACATTATTGCTTAATCGTTCCTACAGAAAATTTGCCAGATACATATCATAATTCTCTTATAAATTTAGTAGAGAGTGCCGCTGGACAAGAATCTTACGAGTTTGCAGAAGCATTAGATAGAAATTTCTTTCCAGATGGATCTAATATGCTTAGAACATTACATACTACTGGAAGACTAATTAAGGCTCCTACAAGTGCTATAGAAATGACTCCTACTACAGGTTTTTCAGTTCTATTGTCTGAGTTAAATCAGATTATTGCTGAACAACGTGGTGTAGCTGTAGACGAATTATCAGTGCGTCCTTCTACCCCTGTAGAGCAGACAAAGGAATTAGATATTCCAAAAACAAAAAACAACGACAACCCAGCGGCTAAGACAACTAGCTCAGGGGACGGCGTTGATAATAGTAGCATGCCAACATCGATGGCTATGCCTACAACATTTGATTCTGTAGATTCTGAAGCTAAATTTTATAGAAGCCAAGCTGATAAATTAGCAAAAGAGGCGGCAGCATTTCGTAGAAAAGCAGAAGAACTAGTACCAACTAAAAAAACAAAGTGACGATTTCTGGGCGCATCCTTTCAAAAGAAATAATTGAACATTGGCCAGAAGTTTTTAATGATGTTGAACTAAACGTATTACCCTTAAAATATCTCCAAGCTGTCTTAATAAATTTTAAAGACGGAAAAACTTGGGAAATACGTATAACTACTTCTACTAAAAAAGAAGGCTGGCAAGTGTTTGAAAAAAATCTATCAGATTTATGTAGATCGTACGAGCATAGAATCGACAACATAGATTTTAAGATAGACACTTTAAAAATAAGAAAAGATATCGAACAGTCAACTAAAAAATTTCTTAAAAAGAAAAAATTATAATGAATGTTAAACTCCTATCCTATTCACAGCCAACAAACGAATTTGCAAACATGGGAATCGATGATGCTCAAGAACTCATTGCCTACTGCGCCCGTGTCTCAAACCCAAGTAACCAGTTCAACACTGACACTTCAGAAAAGCTCATTAAGTACCTCGTTAGACATCAGCACTGGAGCCCACTCGAAATGGTTTCAGCTTGCTTGGAAATTACGACGACACGAGATATTGCACGGCAAATCCTTAGACACAGAAGTTTTAGTTTCCAAGAGTTTAGTCAGCGTTACGCAGACCCAACAAAAGATCTCAACTTTGTACTCAGAGACGCACGACGCCAAGATGAGAAAAATCGACAAAACAGTATAGGATTAAATCTTAATAATGATGATGATCGTTTCTTGGCCGCAGGTTGGGAAAATATTCAAAGAGATCTTATTAAGAAAAGTCGAGAAGCGTATGAATGGGCAATTGCCAATGGTATTGCTAAAGAGCAAGCTCGTGCTGTATTGCCAGAAGGGTTAATTGAAAGCCGTTTGTATATGAACGGTACACTACGTAGTTGGGTTCATTTTATTGAGTTACGTAGTGGTAACGGAACACAATTAGAACATCAAAATATTGCTATAGCCTGCGCAAAAGTTATTGCTGAGGTTTTTCCTTTAGCCACAGATCTTGTAGCCAATTAAAATCATTTATTTTAGAAAGCGCCTCCTTATTGGAGGCATTTTTTTCACCGTATTCTTTTCCGGCGAGTGCGCCTGCTATTGCTATTTCGTCTGGGCCAATTGTACACCAGCGTCTTAGACGAATTATAGATTCTTCATTATTAATAATTGACAACTTACAACATTCTCTAAATGCTGACCTCCAGGTGCTAAAAGGATCAGTATTAAAGGCTGTGATATTACTAACATCATCCATTGCTTTAAACTTACTACTAATTGCCAAAGTCATATCTACACTATTAACATCCATTTCTAAAGTTAGTTTACGAGGTAATAATTTAACTCCTCCATATCCGTATTCAAGCCCATTGACAGGATTACGGCTGCGCCATACGTGAACAACGTCTTGGTCCCATTCGGATGCAACATGGTCAAATTTAAATGTATCTAAAATTTCAGCATCTCCATCTACTACCCAAAACATAGGAGTAAATGCTTTTTTTGCGGCAGCTATATGGGCTTGATGTATGCCCTTAACTCCATTAACACGTTTAGCTAAAGGAAATCGTTCTTTCAATCTTGCATAATTTTCTTCTGCATTGAGTTCGTTATAACTTATAAAAACAATATCGTACATTATTTTGCTCTGCTTAAAATTCTTGGGGTATTATTGTAAACTGTTTTAAAAAACTTACTACCCTGGGCATCTATATTTGAAATTGCTAGATTGCAATTAGATTTTAATTGATCGCCTAACCAATTATACCGGTATTCAATATCAGTTGCAGGGCCGTAGCCTTGTTCTTTCCAGTAGTTAGTTAGCCATTCAAAATCTCTTACATTAGAATAATCCCAGTCAGTACAATTAGTCTTATAACAGCCTTCTCTTGCTCCTAGCATTGACCATATGCCGTTGCCAACATCTGCTCCAATGTTGCACCAAATCAATAATCTATGATAGTTTTGCCACCAAGTTAGTGTTAAGTCAGTTACTTTTCCGCCTTGGTTCAAACTCATTTTGACTCCTTCTCTAAATCCTGCTCTCCAGGCCTGAAAGGAACTTCCTGTAATTACACTTTCACTATAATTCTCATTAAACTGATAATATCGATTATCAAAACAGAATTCAACTTTGCCTTTAACGTCATCTGGATCACTATTTTCATGTGTACGCATTTCATTAACAAACTTACGAGTCCACATCTTTAGTCCGCCATTTCCATACATAAGGCCATTGACATTTACTTTTCCGCACCAACTAAACACATGGTCTGGTGTAAGTCCTAATTCTTCTAAGTCTACTTCTACTTCTAAAAATTTAGGATCTACAATATTATCTGCATCAACAGTAACAAAGTATTCAGTATCACTTAATGCCGCGCAGGCTTTATGTGCTGCATCACTACCTTTAACTCCGTGTACACGTTTTGCCCAAGGTACTTTTGATAATAAGTCTACATAATTTTTTTCAGCATTTGGTTCATCATAACTCAAAAATATAATGTCTTGTTCTATAATTTTTATTTTATTCATATTTTTGTATTCCATAAGATTGTAAACTTAATTTAGATGCAATTGATATTTTATCTATATTCTGTTCGTATTCTGTTTCAAAAGGAATAATAATTTTTTTCTTTGTCCTTAGTTCATAAGGTTCAATAAAAATCGTTCTTATTAAAAAATCAAAGTCGCTTTCTAAAGTAACAAAAAACATAAGCATTGATTGATCTAGGCTATTATTAATTCTAGATTTTGCCGAGCTACTAAGTTCAAATTCCCAACTCTTCTTTTTCCATGATATAATTAATTCGGTATCTTTAGTAGGGGGGTTAGTTATTGAAACAAATTCAGTACTTCGAAATACATAAATTTCTTTTCGTTCTTTTTTAACTAAACTTAACACAACCGAACCATTAGGATCACGTAAATATCCTGCTGCATAATCTAATGGATTATATTCATTAGATACTAGTTTACTATACAGATCAGGGTCTATTTCAATAAAATTTTTTTTCTTGCCTTGGCGCTCATTTGTTATTAATTCTATGTTACCAGTTTTTTTATTGTAGTAAACAAAACAACCAAATTTATTCATATACAAGCCTTTTTAATTGATTTAAGATTGTGGTAGTTAAAAAATCCTTTTCTACATAATGAAATATTTTACTCTGTTTAATATTTCCTACAATCAAATCTCCTTTAGAATTAAGAACATAAGGAACAGTATCTTGCCAACTTGCAGGAACTATACTCCAATTTTGAAGTGCCGGTTTCATATGTATAAATTCTAAAGGACTAGTATCATTTACAATAGATTGATGGTTTCCTATTATTTCAATTGCTATTGCTACAGCAACATCTAGGCTTAGCCAATTTTGATATTCCTCTGGAGCAAATGTAGTATAGCACCATTCCCAGTTATTACAAACAAATTCTAAAACTTTATAAAAATTGTAGGCATTATCTGATTTTTTAAAATAGTGTAATGCTACATATGAATTTGTTAATTTGTTAGCTACAAACATTTTTCTATAATAAGAATCTTTTACATATTCAAGTTTGTAGTTTTTAATTTTTGAACAAAAAGTAATATCAAAATTTTTGCAATATTCCCACCATTCTGTAATATCTTCTAATACTAACATGTCAGTATCAAGGACTATTGTTTCTTCATATGGTGTAACATGATACAATTTCCATCTATCTTCTGCTACATATAAACTGTTTTTTTCTTCATCTATCCAGGGTATTGGTAATATTTTGTCAAACACAGAAATATACTCTTCTGGTACTAAATTATTTGTAACTAATGAAATATTTTTTATATTCTGTTGACTAAATTTAATCGATAAAGCTAACGCATAGGCTTGCTCAACATAATTTATAGAGTCAGTATTCTTTGCTAAAACTAAAAATCCTTTAGACACCATAACCTCCGTCTATAAATCTACTTAAACTATTCTTATTCATTATATGTACATCTAATCCATCTGTTTTAGTTGCAATGTATTCACCTTTATGATCCTTTTTCTCAACTAGAAACTTTATTCTAGACTCATCTATATCAATTAGATAATCCCTATCCTTGATAAAAACCATAGATCCTGGTAAATTAGTTGCAAACTCGCCATTTGTCTTACCATTCATAATATGTATAGCTATACTAAATGCAAAGTCATTCCTATATGTTGACGATTGTATGCTATATAAAGTTTTAAAATAAACCCAATTGTCCCTAATGTATTCAATTAAATTAAAAAAAGAATTCATTACTGAATTTTTTTGAAAAACAAATACAGTTGCCCAATAAAACGGAATACTAAATTCATTTATACGTTGAAACTCGTTAAGGGAACGCCAGGCAGCTAAATCTATACCGCAAGGATATAATTGCAAATCATAATCACTCGCTAATGCAGTTTTTAAAATTGAAGAGGAAACAATATAATCACTATCTATTACTAGTGTTTTATCATAGGGCGTTAGGTCATATACTACATTTCTTGTAAAATTCTTCCACGTTGTTACGCCAGAAGTTAATGATCCGTCAAATGATATTCTATCTTGCTCTTTATAAAATCCAGTAAGATCGATGACTTGATCAAATGGATGCGATTGGTATGTTTTCTCTAACCATCGTCTGCTATCGGTAATTAAAGAAACTGGAATGTCTAGGTATTTTTGAATCCTAAAGGCTGCATATATAGCAAGTTTTATATAATCAACCTGCGGAGTATTCTGAGCAAATATAACTGCGCCGGTCTTCATAGATTAATCAAATCAGCAACTTTTCTTTTAGATTTAATCTCTGCAAATTTAATTGCATACTGATTTATTGCCTGGAAATAAATGACTGTTATTTCGTCAAAAAATGTTTTTACATCTTGAATTAATACAGGAAAATTATTAGCATCAAGAAAAGCAACATCTTCTATCTGCCCTAAATCAATCATAGTTTTAACAAAAACTATAAGTTCCTGATTAATTTTAAAAGTTGCACCATTTTTATAAAATAATAATTGCTGATTAAATTCTTCTAAAATAACTCGGCGCTGATTAGATAAGGTTGCCATATAATTGGCAACTTCAAATGCTTTGGATATTTTTTCGTCCATGAGACCCTCCAAGGTTAATAGAGTAATTATACACTATTTTGAAGGTATTGTAAAGAAATTGGCGTAAATTATAAAGTGGCTGTTGCAGTATATGTTGGCAAATATGAAGTAACTGATACGTACGATCCAGATGCGTAATAGTACCCTTGATAACTAGTTAAAGGGTATGTTGTTGAAGAATTTACATTTTCATCAATTCTTCCACCGGTAGGATTATTTGCATCGGCTATGGTGACAGTTATGGTAAGTACTGCTCTAGCAGATGTATTATCTATCTTTGCCGAAATAGAATAGTAATTTGAAGGATATGTAAGTTCATTAGCATCACCAACACTGACTGTAGTTGAGAAAGTCTTTGAATAAATTTGTGTGTTTACAGTTGTAAGGGTCCAATAGCCGACACTAGAATTAACTGTGGAAGTAGCACCACTACTGCCTGTAACAGTTGTAGTATAAGCACTTAATTCAATAGTACCAACTTCACTCAAAAATGCTTTCCAGGCAAGATCCTTAGGTGCTGTCCCCACATAAGGATAATCTGCACTTATTCTTATAGTACTGCCTGAATTAAAAAACCATGCTGCGGCTTGAGCAGCTGAATAGCCAGTACCTGCATTCCATGTCCAGGTTGCAGTGTGAGTAATTGTACCATTCCAGGCTGCTGTTTTTGAGCTTGCGCCAACTGTTTTATTGAATGACGACACCGCTGCATTACTGCCTACAGGAATAATATTTCCTACACCAGTTACAGTTGAGTTTAAACTTTGATATGTTACAAGGTCTGAATTAGTTATTAATTTTGTACTAGTAATAGATGCGCTTCCACTAGTTTGAGCTAAATTTAAACTATAAGTTCCGCTATCGCCGGTACCGGATAATGAGCCGTAGGTGGCATTCCAGCCTGTTATAATTGTATTTGCTAAAAGACTAACACCATTTAATTTTTGTCCAGGTTCTACCCAGCCTGTAGTAACTGTGCTGACTGTCATTGTAACAAGATTAGCTGTAAATGATGTAGTTACAGTTTGGCTCGGTGTTGGGCTTGTTCCTGTAGCAACAGTCCAACTAAGACCGCTGCCAGCTGATAAGTATGTACCTGCAATAACTCCGGGGCCAGTTAAAGCCATACCCTGTATTAGTGTCCCTGTAGGTGCAGAAGTAATAGTTAATGATGTTCCATTAATTGTTCCAGAAAACGTAATAGGTGCTCCTGTACTAATACCGCTAATACTAAAACTTGCTCCAGCAGATGCTGGTGTATTAAGGCCTGAAGGTGCAGATCCATTATTTTGATGAATATATGCAGCAACAATATCTTTTCGTAAATTATTCCATTGGGCTGTTGTTATTTGCCCGTTAGCGGCTACACTTGACGAATTTAATGTTTGCCCCCATCCGGTAGATCCGTAAGCAGTTTTGCCCGAAAGTGAATTAATAGCACTATAAATTGCATTGTATTCTGAATTTAAAATCTGTGTACCTACAGCCATGGGTTAATCCTCAATAATATATGTATTTATTTACAAAATCACGCATTCAACTAATTTAATATCTGCACTAGAATTAGATTCTAGTGCAATAGCAAATACATCATTTGCATGTGGAACGGCTGCAACTGCACAACCATTATTTGCTGCCACTAATCGTTGTCCTTTAGTGACTGCTCCTATAACTTTAACCGGAACACGGCCTTTTAATGCTATAGGGGTGGCACCCTCTTGTCCAAAATTCATTAAGTAAGCAGGGTTTTGACTTACAGCACCCAATGCCCTATCTCCCCATTTTGATTCAGTTACTTCCTTGTCGCCGCCTACACTTACAACCGTACCAATTTCATATTCTTTATCAGCAACATAATTTTCGGCTAAGTCAGCATATAAAGCAGTAGATGCTGTACCAACAAAATATGTTGCTTGAAGAGAGCCTGCAGAAACAGTGACATTATTAATTGTTTGTGATGAGGATGTTCGAACAGGGATGGTTCCAGAGGTTGCTGCTACGTTTGCTGATACATAAGTTCCACTGCCATTATTCATAGCATCTGTTTGTTGGGCTGTAGAATAAACATAACCTGCATAAATATTTTTAAATTTTAAATTAGTGTTACCTAAGTTTGTTGTTGCATCAACTCCTGGTAAAATATCTGCGCCGACTAATGTTAGCGGAGTTTTTACTACTGAATTTGATGTTGTTTGGAATTTTATAGTATCACTAATTTGATTTATAATAATAGGTGTTGTAGAACTTTCATTATAAACTTTTAATCTTGCCTGCGGATTACCTACAGTAAATCCTAAATCAGAAAAATTAACCAATGCAGAAAAATTTGCACTAGATCCTAATACAAATGAATTGGCAGAATATCCCCCTAGCCTATCTGAATTTGTTGATGTTCCATAAAATCTATAATTTCCTGTAGTTTGGCCTGGGGCGTTTGAATTATTAGTGTTTACTAAAGTAATACCTTGACGAACATAATCAAAACCTGTTAAGCCGCTAACTTGAAAATCTGCATCTGCACTTACTGTAAAAATAACTTGATTATTGTTAATTCCTTGAATAATTGTATGAGAATTATTGCTAGTGTCAGATAATGTAGTAGTTACCATCTGTGTAACACTAGCCGATGACGGAGATTGTGGTCCTACTAAATTAAATCTAGTACCTGTCCAAACAAAAATTTGGTTTGTTGACTCTTTAAACCAAAAATCTCCTTTTACTAAGCCCGCAGGTTCAGATGTACTAACTTCTGAGCCACCTGCTAAACGCCATCTTTTATTATTATCTAAAAACTTCAATTTATTAATAGAACTGTCAAACCAAATTTGTCCAATAATTTTCTTTGCAGGTTCAGTAGAATTTGCAAAATTTTCTAGTAAATAAACAAAGTTTTGGTTTTGTGCTTCACCGTATCCAGCATAACTCTTTCCTATCAAGGTTATGTCTAATGAAGTATTAATGGTACCTTCAGCTACAGTTGCAACTGCTGTACCATTTGTTTTTTTGATAGTATATGCTGCCATTTTATTAAATCCTTATCTTGATATTTATTACACAACTTTCATAATGTATGCAAGGGCATAGTAGGGAGGAACAGTAGTCACAGTATGCGAATGCGAACCATCAGTATTAATTGAATGTGAATGCCCTTGACTAGATCCTACAGAATCTGTAATACTTGGAAATCCGTAAGATCCATTATCTTGATCTCCGTCACTAGCATTGCCTGCATAAATGCTCGGGTATATATAAGTTCCGTTTCTGTCTCTGTCAGATGCGGTACTTCCCCCTAATCCATAATCACCTACTATAGCATAGACATCAGTAAAAGTGTGCTGGTGGCTAGGTAATTGGCCTGTTGTTAAACTAGTTGCTCCAGTTGTAGAAGTATGGCTATGTGATCCAGCTGTAGAAGATGTTTGACTTGTTGATCCTCCAGTTTGCCCCACCGAATAACTGTTACCTGCTCCGATAATAAATTTATTTCGTAAATCTGGAGTAGTTAAATTGTTTACAGTTTGTCCATTACATAAAGCCCACCCTGTAGGAATAGTATTTGTATTACCGCTCCACATAACTATAACGCCTGTTGGACAACCATATGTGTCTACGTATTGTTTGGTAGCGGCATGAAGATTACTTGACGGGTTAGCATTTAATGTTAAAAATCCTGTCATAGTATCGCCGGATTTATTAACTTTACTTGCATCAACTATAGTAATACTTTGTGTTCCATCAAAGTTAACCCCATTTATAGTTCTTACTGTTGCTAATTTAGTTGCAGTATCTGCATTACCTATTAAAGATCCTGTAAAACTAGCAATAGTAGTAGTTGTATTAACAACTGTATTTCCTGTTGAGGAGGACAATAAATTACCTATTAAGGAAGCAGTTATTCTTCCTGCACTAAAGTTTCCACTAGAATCTCGTTTTACAATTTTACTTACGGTATTTGTACTAGATGAATCAACGTTCCAAGTTATTTGTGATGATCCGTTAAATGATTGGCCAACAATATCAGTACCTGGATTTAAAGAATTAGTAGTCAATGCAGTAATAGTTATACTACTTGATCCATCAAAACTGACACTGTTAATGGTTCTTGCAGTAGCCAATACTGTAGCTGACGATGCGTTACCTACTAAATCACCAGTAAATGTAGTTGAATTAATATTAGCATTTGAATCTCTGACAACAATTGTGTCAATAGAATTTCCATTTACGCTTGCAGACCTGTAAACTTGGTTAACTTTTAAACTATCTGCCTGTTGAGCAGTTGAATAGACATAGTTAGCGTATAAATTATTCCATTTACTACCAGAGGATCCAATATTAGAAACATTAGGTGTGCCTGGAATTATGTCAGCATTAATTAAAGTTAATGAATTAGCAGTTTGAGTTTTAAATTGTAAAGTTGATCCTGTTGTTGTTAGTGTAGGAATATTAGAAATATTAGAAACTAATAACTTTGAATTTACATTAAACCCTGCATCTGCAAAATTAGCAATTACTGAGAAAGTAGGATTAGCAGAATATATAAAATCATCTGGGACTTTATCTACTAAAAACTCTGCGTGAGTAGATATTCCGTTTAATTTTACATCGTCTCTTAAAGTAATGCCTTTTTTAATCCAATCAAAACCTGTTAATGAATTAGGAGCTAATTGAAAATCTGCATTATCACTTATAACATAAACTACAAATCCATTTAATACTGCTTGAATTATAGGTTTATTTTGACTTGCAGTATCTTGTACTAATTTTGATTCTAATTCAGTTTTATCATAATTAGGTATTCGTTGCGGGCCGATAAAATTAAAAGACCCTCCAGAATAAACATACAATTTTTTGTCGGTTGAATTCCAATACAGATCACCGTCTACTTTACCGCTTAGATTAGGATCAAACAATATACTTGCATTTTGATGCCAAGTTCCATTGCCATCATAAACTTTTAAACGTTGGACTCCTGGAGAACTATCATACCATATTTGTCCTTGAATAGCTCTTGATGGTGCGGCGGTACTAGCAAAATTTTCTAATAAGAAAACAAAATTTTCATTTTGTGCTTCGCCATAGCCAGCTGAATTTTTTCCTACTAATTTTATATCTAAAGTGTTATCGATAACACCATCTAATACAGTAGTAAGTGTAGTTCCGTTATAATGATTGATTTGATAAGCCACAGTGTTTTAATCCTTATAATGTTGTATCATGGACCCACAAGCCACTTGTTAAAATAAATCTATGAACAGAACCATCAGAGTAAACAACTCGTGCTATAGTAGCCTCTGGATGTTCATTATTTGGAAAAACTTTTATTAATATTGAGGCTGCTGTCGAATTGCTTGTTGTAGGCACGTATAACGGTAATGGTCTAGTATCAACATAATTTTTATTTGCAGCGTCAAACAAGTCTACAGGCTCTGCAACATTAGAAATTTGTGCCTTTGTAATTAAATTAGCTGTACCAGTTCCGGTTGAACTATTAGAATTTTTTGTAAAATATATTCCTACAGTGTTTGATGCTGCTCCAAAAGAAGTAAAATCAGTAGAACCAATAGATGCAATTTTATAAAGCTGTCCTGTAGTAAAGGTTGGAGCTAGCTGTGCATCTCCAATTTGTCCAACTGTTAAACTTCCTTGAATTGTTACAGAACTATCAAAATTACCGGTACCAGCAACATCTAAAACTTTTGTAGGATTATTTTTAAAGATTCCTACTCTATTAGTAGTTCCATTGATGAATAACGCATTCTTAACTCCTAACCCATCATTTGTGTTAATGCCAAAATTTTGATTTGATAAATTTGATTGTATAATAAAAGCAGAGGTATCTACTAAAAATTCGTTGTTATTCTGTACACCAAACACTAAAGGTATAGAATTTTGTATAAACAAAGATCCAGACATTGTTGATGTTGAATTAGTTGTTGAAACAAATTGTTCAGGAGCAATCAAATTATCATTTGAATCTACCAAATATTGAGCCGAGGTTACTGGAACGTTAAACTTCATTCCCGCAAACGAGCTTACATTAAATCCAACTTCTAAATAAGTATTTGAAGGAAAGCCTGGTATATCTACCTTAGGCAAAAATCTTTCTTTTGCAAAAATACCTAATAATGATTTACCTAGATACAAATACATAATTACGTGTGAATTATTACTGTTAGCTTCTAAAATTGTATCTACATAAAATCCAGATAAACCTTGATCAGTTGTATAAATTGGGCCTGCGAGGCGAGTAGCTATGCCGTCGTTAAAAAATAGTTGGCCAAAGGTGCTATGGATTACAATGTCGCCTGAACTGATTGTCGAGGGTATTGTATTAACAACTGCTGTACTTGTTGTTGGAACAAAACCCAATCCATTATAAACTTTTAATTTACTATCATTTGTATCATACCATAATTGACCTAATAAAGGATGATTTGGTTGACTTGTATTTGCAAAATTTTCTAATAAGCGAATAAAATTATCATTAATATAAGTTCCGTATCCGGAGATATTTTTTCCAATTAGTGTTAGATCCGTAGCAACTTGGTTGATTTGTCCGTCAGCAACTTCCGTTTTAATTGTTCCGTTTGTTAATGTTATTGTATAGCTCATTATAGTACACCAGTGTAAATTATATAATTTATTGTTTGATAGGGGTTCATAACGTTAATAGCAGTGCCCATTGTACCTGTGTGAGTAACACCTCCGGAGCCGGCAAAACCATAACCGGTACTAGATGCTGGCATACCATATCCAGCTTGCGCACCGACTGTTGCATCTGGGGTGCCGCCTGGAACTCCAGATGCATAATATTGTGCAATTCCACTATTTAGGGTATGAGTATGTTCTGGTAAGTTATTAACTGTTAACGAAACTGCCTGTTGTCCTTTATAATTTCCAATTGTGTCTGCTGTTACATCTGACACACGATTAGCAGGAGTTGTAATAGTAGTAATTAAATTATTAATATTATTTTTATCTGGAACTGTATTACCATTATTCATATTATCTGCACCTAAGGGGAATCTTCCTCTTAAATCTGGTAATGCAAATGTTCCAGATCCTAATAGTAATGCAGCTGGTTTGTACGCATAACCAATTACACCAAACAACAATCCATATACAGTTGTTTGTACTTCGCTACCATCACACAACAAATAACCAGTAGGCACTTGACTAGACGGTCCTGCAAATGGAAAAATACACCCAATTGGAACTGTGGGAACATGTTTTAATAGCACATCCTTAGTCATGCTATATAATCCAGAATTTAAACCACTTCTATAAACTAAAAATTTATCAGTTCCAGTTGAATCTGTTAAAGCAGTCTTAGTTGTTATTAGCGTTTGACTTATAGAGGTTTGGAAAGTTGCTGTTTGGGTTGTAGATTGTCCGTTGAAAGTAACATCACCGTCTATAGAAGTTACATCACCTCTAATCTGAAAAACTGTTGGGCTAGCTAGTTTTGCCGCTGAGCCGCTAATACTACCTTGTACATATCCGCTAAATGATCCGCTAAATGCTCCTACAAAATTTTGAGCGTAAATATTTCTAAATCTTCTACTTGAAGATCCTATATCATACGCGGCATCAGCAGAGTCAGAGCCTGGTTGAATAATCGGAACTGAGCTATTTGGTGTTGTTGACTGCGATATAAAATTATTGAGGACAATTGGTCCTGAAGCTAGTGAGCCGCCTATAGAGGCGTCTTTAGCAACTGTTAAACCGCCTAGTGTTTGAATACTTGCTCCGCCAGGGTCTTGAGTGCCAGTACTAGTATCTCCAACATTTGTTGTACCGGTAATAACTAATCTTCCAGGTACACTGTTTGTTGTATCATCTTTTATTAAGGCTTCGCCTGCAAGATCTAAGGTTGCACTTGGACTAACATTGTTTGCTCCTAAACCAATTCTTCCAGTTACGCCATCTATATGAATTAAAACTTGTCTAGAATTTGATCTAGTTAAAATAAATTCCATACTAGAATTATTAGTTTGATTATACAAACTAGCAATATTACTAGTAACACCGATATTGAATGTTAAATTATTTCCTACTGTCAACCCACCATCTTGTCTAATTCCTAAAGGATAGTTTGTTGTACTTGATTGGTCAGATCTTAAAAAATTAGATGATGCTACTAAACTATTATTAATAAGCAACGAATCTGCTGTTGATGCTGTTCCCCAAAATCTGGTTAGATTTGAATTTGAACCGGTGGCAGTAGTTTGTGTAACTGTCTGCGATACACTTACGTAATAAGTTCCAACTCCTATTGATCCTGTTCCTTGTCCAGTAATAAAGGTTCCTGTTTGAATACCAGAACCTGTAATTACCATACCTACACTTATTTGTCCGCTCGAAACTTGACTAACAGTTAATACATTTCCAGATATCGATCCAATAAATTGACAAGTTGTAGATGTTGAATCTACTGAACTAAGTGTAATACCTTCATTTATTAATGAATAACCGCTAATAGAATATTTAGGAGTAAAAGCTTCTTTACTGAATATGGCTATTCTATTATTATTAGCATACATTGATACAACATAATGATCAATATTACTTGTATCAGCAATAGTTTCAACTTGTGGGCCTGATAAGTTTCCTGAAGTAAATTGAGGACCAATTAATGCCCAGGTTGATCCTGTCCACATTTTTAATTGTGTTGTATTTAAATCAACCCATAAATCTCCAGTAGAGCTACTGCTAGTTGAGGGAATTTCAAATTGTTTTTTAACACTACCAGTTGGAACCCAAGATGTGCTATCCCAAACTTTTAAAAGTCCTGTAGATGTATCGTACCATAACTGCCCCTGAACTGGGGTACCTGTGATAGTAGATCCGACAGCACCAGGCGATGTTGGGCTTGCAAAATTTTCTAATAAATGTAGGAAATTTTTAGCTAAAGCGCCGCCGTAACCTGAATAATTTTGTCCTACAAAAGATAAATTTGTTGTTTGATTTAAAGTGCCGTCTGCTACTACTATAGGGGTTTTAGCAGGATTATTTGATTCAGTGAACGTTACCGAATAAGTCATTTTATGCTCCTACCAAACCGGTTAAACTTTGAATTCTTACAGTATAATCAATTTGAATTAATCGATTTAAACTTTTTAAGACCGGATGAAAAATTACATGAGTAAGTAGCATTACATTACCTGAAGAATCTAAAGTTTGTAAACCCAATTCATCAAATACATAAGCACTTTCTCCTGCTGTTGTAGTATCATATGCGCTTTGTCCGGTTGGTTCCCCGTAATCTAAAAAACATGTAACAAACACATCAGTATAATTTTGACCTGTCAAATGGCGTGTTTCTACAAAATTTCTTGTTGGATCATTATTTGAGCTTGACGTTTGATTTACTATTTTACTGTATGTTTGATTATACAAACTTGCGTTAGTGCCAGATGTATTTGGAGTCAAGTAAGTTATTATTCCTGTAGGATCAACGGCAGTTCCGCCATTGCCAAAAGCCATATTATATATAAATCCGTTGCCACTATTTGCTATACTTTGAGCCAACGCTATACTCATGTTTTCATAATGAATAGCATTACTTTTGTCTACAAAAATCTCTTGTGTGCTAGGATCATGTATTTTAATATGTCCTCTTATATACACTCCAGTTTGTTCTTTCGTTTGCATAAAAATCTCTCTTATTCAATATTTATGTGTTTTATTAACTGCTAATATAAAGGTTAATAACTTGGGTACCATTTGCCTGTAGCACTATCGTAATACATAATTAACGCCTTATTAACCACAGCAGTAGATGCTAAAGCAATATTACCAGATGTTGCTGTGCTCCAAGTTCCTGTAGGAATTAACACAATTTGTCCGCCGGAGCCAGTCATTGACGCCGGAGCAGTAATTGTAGTAATGCTAGTAGTACCTGAAATAAATGTGATATAAGCAGTAGGAGCAATAGTTCCAGCACTAGCAATAGTAGGTGCTGCGGCAGTAGTTGCTATAGCATTTGTAGTTTTAATTGTTCCATTAATAGTAGTTGTACTTGTACCTGCAGAGCCACCAATTGTAATATTAGTTGTTGAGCCTGATACACCATTAGTGCCAATATTAATTGCTTTAGTGGTTGCATTTAATGTTGCGCCTGTGGCAAAGTTGTAAGTACTAGCACCAGTGTTAGCTGTAAACATGTTTACAGTTTGAGCTGTGGTTACAGTATTTCCTATGTTAATAGTAGTGGCTGCACCAAATAAACTGCCGGTAAGAGCATTAGTGTTGAATACTGAGGCTGTGCCGGTATCGCTGGTTACTATGCTTGGGCTTGCGCCATTTATGTTTAAGGTTGTACCGGTGAGGGTTGTTGTAACACCACCAATAGTTGTTGTTCCTGTTGCACCACTTACTGTACTACCAATACCTATGTTAGTAACTGATCCGCTTACACCTGCTGTTCCAATATTAATTGTTTTAGTAGTTGCGTTAAGAGTAGCGCCAGTGGCAAAATTATAAGTACTAGCACCAGTTGATGCTGTAAACATGTTTACTGTTTGAGCCGTAGTAGCAGTATTACCTAAAGTTAATGTTGTTGCGGCGCCGCCAATATTAAGTGTTGTTGCTGTGGTATTAATTAAATCAAAACTTGATGAACTTGTTACAATATTACTGCCGACTGTAAAACCGTAAATTGTTGTAGAGCTTGTACCTGCACTAGATCCTATAACAATATTTGTTGTTGATCCGCTTACACCGTTAGTGCCGATATTAATTGTTTTTGTAGTACCGTTAACTGTTGCACCTGTGGCAAAGTTGTAAGTGCTGGCACCGGTACTAGCAGTAAACATGTTTACTGTTTGTGCGGCTGTTACTGTATTTCCAATAGCTAGTGTAGTAGCTGCACCAAATAAACTGCCGGTAAGAGCATTAGTATTAAACACTGATGCAGTACCTGTACTAGAAGTAACTATGCTTGGACTTGCACCATTTATGTTTAATACTGTTGCATTTGATAAAGTGACTGTTGGTGAATTTATAGTTGTAGTTCCGAGGGCTCCAGACACCGAACTACCAATGTTTATATTAGTAACTGAACTAGCAAGACCAGATTCACCTATATCAATACGTTTAGTCGTGGATGATGTAGTTGCACCATTTGAAAGGTAAGTAATGCTGGCGGCTGCGCCAGTATATCCAACTGTTAAGGTTGATGGTGATGTAAACACACTAAATGTTGCTGTGCTAGAATCTATAAGATTTGTGCCAAACAATCCGCTATTTGGTAAAAATCCGTGTACTTCCCAAACACCATTTGTTGTTGATGTGCTTGAGCAAACTAATAATCTGCTTCCGCCTGCACTTACTGTATTAAGAGTAGTTGCATCATTATATTGAATTGTTAGTGTTCCAGTAGAATTATTAAAAATTTTGAAAGCAAATCCAGTTACTAGAGTTGTTGCATCCGGTAATTTAATATTTTGATTTGAACTACCAGTTATTGCCTGAAAATAAGTAGAAGTATTAGTTAAAGTTGTTGTAGTACCAGCCGAAGCAGTACTGGTGTAATTAAGAGCAACATTTGAAGCAGTAAAATATTTTGCAAGAGTTAATGTATTGTTTATTGTAGTTGAGCCGCTTGAAGCGCCAATGCTAAGTGATGTTGCTGCACCAAAAGCATTAATGGTTGTTGCTGTGGTGTTTAATAAACTAATTGAAGTTTGTGTAGTAGTAATACCGTTAGAACTATCAATTACAATTGCTCCTCTATTAAGAGTAAATGTTAGTCCAGTGGTTGTACCTGCTGTAGTTGCAATAGCTGATCCGCCTGCAATCGCACTTAGAGTAAATGTAGTAGATCCATCTGTGGTAATGATATAATAAGTTGTTGGATTAGAATAACCAGTTATAGTTGCTGTACCAACTAGTGTTCCAGCAACGGTTACTGTATCTCCTACTTTTAAAATGCTGGCATTACATTGAAATTGTCCTGCTGTACCAGTTATGATTGTTGCACTTAATGAAACATTTGTTGCACCGGTTGCTACTAAACTGTTGGCTATTTTAGTTAATCCACTAGTTGATCCAATAGTTGTTGTTGTGGCACCTGCAAATGCTATAACAGTCTTAGGATTTCCAAATAATGTTAAGGTACCAGTTGAGCTGGTATTAAGTGTTGGATTACTGCCGTTAATATTAAAACTAGTAGCATTGCTAAATGTAACTGTTGGATTAGCCGCAGTAAGAGTACCATTACTAGATCCTATGTTTATACTAGTTGCATCGCCAAACAGGTTAGCTGTCAATGCGTTGTTGTTAAACAAACTTACAGTTCCTGTACTAGTAGTTGCAAGTGTTGGACTAACTCCATTATAATTTACATTAGTAGCATTTGGATAAGTTATTGTAGGGCTATTAATTGTAGTTGTTCCGGTCGACGCACCTATGATCAAAGCAGTTGCAGCCGAAGCAAAATTTATAGTTGTAGCGGTTGTTGTTAATAATGGAAATGTAGTTTGTGTAGTACTAATACCCGAAGAACTATTAACAGCAAGACCACCTGTGCCAACTACTAATGTACCTAATACACCAACACTGGTTAAACTTGAACTTGTTATGCCAGAACCTAAACTAGACGATGAGAGTACATCTACACCACCAATTTTATAAGTTTTTCCGTTTGATAAGTCAAAGTTTTCACTCGAAGTCCACGAAGAACTAGCATAAGCCCACTGCAAAGTTTTATTTGTAGTGCCTTTTAATGTAATTCCGCCGCTGTCTGCTAAAACATCAGTTGGCGATGTTGATGTTGCTAATTCAATATTTTTATCTGCAACTTGGACAACAGTTGATTCTACAAAAGTAGTTGACCCTTTAACATCTAAATTACCAGTTACAGTTAAACTATTGTTAATTGTTGTTGTTCCTGTGTTGGCACCAATACTTGTAACATTTGTTGCAAGACTACTACCAATCAACGCACCGGCATTGGCTTGTATTATATTTGAAATATTGTTGATAGTAATACTAGTACCATCTACAATAACACCACCCAATATACTGGTTGTTGCAGGCGGCAATGTATAAAGAGCAGGTGCGCCAATTAATTTTGAATAACTTAAACTTGTAATCCAACTTGGATCAGCATAGGATCCGTTTAAATATACACCGTTTGTTACAGTTCCTGCGTTACCTGTAATATTTGTTGGCACAGTAGACGTGGCACTTATAACGCCTTGGTTATTTACAATAATTGTAGAACCATCTACTTTAACTCCACCGAGTGTACTTGTAGTAGCAGCGGGCAGCGTATAATTAAAAGTATCTAAAGCTGTATAAACTTCTTCAAAATTTTGATTAACTTTTTGGCCGGCAATTCTAAGACTGTCGCCTGTTCCATCATTAGGTACTTGACCTACATAAATTACTTGTCTTGACATATTATTATCCTTGATCAAACGTTAAATTTGTTCCATCCATACTGGTCTTATCATCGTCTAAAGTAAACACTTGTTGGGCTGGACGACCAGCATACGCACTGTCCTTATAGCTATAATACCAAATACCTGGTTCTTCTTTAATAAAATTTGCAATTTTATTATTTGTATTAAACAATCCATCTACATCCCACGAAATACCTGTTTTTCTCACGATAGTTATAAAAATTCCAATAGGCGGATTGTTTGTTAAAGTAATTTTAGCTGTTAACCCATCAACAGTGAAATCAGCGGGCATAGTTATGTCGCCGGCTGGACTATAGGGGGCCTTATTCACATTATGAGTTTTATAGCTAGTTTTCTTTAATCTTATATTGCCAACAAAGAATGTCCATTTGGCTAAATCTAAAGTAAATGTTGATGAGCTTGTATGATTATTTAAACATCTATATGTGTATTGTCCTACAACAACTATATCATTTACTTCATAAGCTACATTTGCGCTCCATTCATTAAGATTATCATATCCTCCAACAAAAACTTCAATTTCATTAACTGATTTAGGAATATAATCTAAATTAATTGTTGTTGTTCCATCAGAAATAATTTGATTTATCTTAGTATCATCAACATAAGGAATAGTTTCGCTAGCACCAATGTCTTGTACATAAGATCCTGAAACATAGATATTTCTTACGCCAGTGCCAAGTGTTCCTCTCCTTAGTTGGCTTAGGGTATTTTGGCGTACTTCAAAATACTCTATCCTTTCTCCCTGAATTTCAACCACACCAGGTTTGTTTAATTGCTTGTTAGGTAAAGTTAAATTACTAGTGTCGTTAACACGAATGTATCGGTCATTATAGTTTAAATCTTGAATCAAATAAGTTTGTTTTTTTGCACTTAATCTCTTATATGTTGTCCTGTTTAACATATCTTTAAATTGCATATACGCAATATTTCTTGATCCGTTTGTTAAATTTGAATCAAATGTCATTAAAGAAATTACATCATTGTTAACTACAGTGCCATTAAGTTGTAAGATATTATTATCAACTAATCTATAATCTATCCCAGGCACAAGCAATTTATTATTTTTTGTAACCCAAACATAACTATCATCTAAGACTGCCCTATCTAACTTAATAGTTCCTTGGCCGATTTCTTTATAGTCAAAATAAGCAACACTATCAGCAGTTAAATTAGAAGATGAATTATATGTTAATGATGTTCTTTGAATATCTAATATATCATGAACATAAAAACTCATAACTTCTATAATATCCCCATTATAATTTTGAGAAAATCTAATTGTGTTGTTTACAGAATTATAAAAATATTGATTATCTCGTGTAACACTTATAACTAAAGTTTTTCCAGAATATTGAGTATAGATATTTCTTGTTATGGTAATTGTTATCCCATTTAAATTTAAAACATAATCTGTACCAAATGTTAAAAGTGTATCACCAACTGATACAAAAATTTGTGATGCAATAACTGATCCTGGTACAATTACTGTTTTATCAATGGTGTAATTTAATCTGTTTTTTCCTATGGTAAAATAACTATTAGTTGATGCTGTTAAAATATTTTGACCGTTACGTACAATCATATTTGCATCTAATGGTAAATTATTACCTATTGGTTGTTGTAATTGGTATGATATACTTCCGTTTGTATAGATCAGTTCTTTAGAAGATATAGTAAACGATGGTAATGATCCAGAAACAATCACATAATTGATTAAATCTCCTTGTACCGGAGGAGCTCCGTATCTAAAACCTACTGAATTTTCTATTATATAAGTACCGTCAGTTCTAAAAACTTGAGGAGATGATACTATACCATTTACATAAACAAGTACTGTAATATCATCTTGCCAGGTAGCCTTTGTAACAAACTCGGTTGTATTGCCATTACCTATAAAATAATCTAAATCTAATATATTTTTTCCGCCAAAACCTAAACTAAAAATACTAATAATAGTACCAGCACTAGGTGCTACACTCAAATTAATTGTTTTATTTTTATAATCAATTGTATAATCATCATCGTATGTTAAAATATCAGCCCCAACTTTAACAATAACAGATTGTTTACTATTTGGTGTTTGGCTAATTTTATAACCTGTTGTTACGCCGTCAGAACTGTAATTGTCTACTTTAACTTGTGCTGAGGAGCTTGATTGAGTGTCAAATACTTTAACTGCTAACGAATCTACAATTTGTCCTGGCACAACTTCTTCAGGTGCCGGACTTGTAGTAGCAGTTACAAAACCATCACCATCTACAATAATATCATCTGCTGCTATACCTAACGCAGTAGAATATGTTAGATCGCCGCCCGATAAAGCAGTATCATAATCAGAATCTTTAGTTTGATAACTTCCATCACTAGTACTATTTCTTATAATAAAAGTGTCTCCGTCGTTTACAGTTAATGATTGTGGAAGTGTAATTTTACCTATTGACAGAGTTGAAAAAGCACTTGCTGCTGGACCTATATAAGTTAACTCAGCAGTGCCATAAACAATTGATCCTGTTATGTGTAACGGAGGACTTGAATCTAAAGTTCCGGCAACTGTAACCAAATAATGTCTATGTTGGTAAACTACATCGTCATTTAGAGAAACTGGTAAATTTGCACTCCAAGGTGTACCTATAAGAATATTTGGTGCAGTAATATAGCCACCACCGGTTTGTGATACTGTTATATTTTTAATTCCATATTGTAGTATTAAAGTACACCCTGTTCCATAAAGAGAATTAGTTGTAGTTGCTTGGGCTGTATTTGTTAAATTGCCACTAAAGGTACCAGCTGTAACTATAACTAGTGTTTTTGGTCTACCAATCAAACTTGCAGAATTAAATGTAGTATTTGATACTGTACTATTAGGAAATATAATAAAATTATCTATAAGAGCATTAGCAAGACTATTTGCAAGATGAATTGTATTATTTGAAACACTTGAAACGTAATAGACAGAAGTTGCTTGTAACAATCCTGTTCCGTTTCCAGCAATCACAAACGAATCACCTACTGCCATACCTTGTGTTGAAGATAAAGTAACGTCAGCACCAGATGTAGATATAACAGTTCCTGTATTTGTATTAAGAGCAGTTATTTTAAAAGTAGCTTGGTTAGCTACGGTTAATGTATCCCCAACTGCGTATCCAGTTCCGTAACTACTAATAATAGCCCCTACTGCTTGGGCTGAAATAGTAGAAACTGTAGCAGTATATTCAGGACTATTTCCTGCAATTGGAGAATTTTGAATTAGAATTTTTGGTATTCTTGTATATATACCGGGCTCTAATACTGTAATGCTATCAACACTATATCCTGTTGGGCTAGCTAAAATTGCATCTTTATTCTTTTGTCTTACTGTATCATAGTATTCGTCGTCTAATCTTAACGGATTAGTTCTGCCTGTAATTCTTATATTACTTCCGGCGGTTGGCGCATTTGTAAATTTAATTACGCCATTAGGTGATATAGTTACATCAATTAAATTTGTAAGTTTTCTTTGAAACTTAACTGTTGAATTTAAAGGAATATTATTATATAAAATATTATCTAATATAATTGTTGTAGAATTAACTACTGATTTTACTTTTGTTCCGTAGGTAAATGTATTTGTAGTTGAAGAAACTGTATCACCTGCATACACTCCTTGAGTGCTGCTAACAATAAGGGTAGAACTTCCTGAATAATTAAATGTAAAAACTAATGGTTGGTTAATAGAAACTAAAGAAACATTTGGTAATGCTGTAAGAGTTACTGTTGTAGAATTTATTATTGTGTCTACTAGTTGAGATCTGCCAAAACCAGTGCCAACTATACCCATGCCTTTTACTATCCCGGTAGTATCATTTATTACCATTGTAATAATTGAGCCAACGAAACTTACACTTGAGAATGTTCGATTTAAGTATTGTCCAGTGTTTGATGTTTTTGACACATAAACTTCAGGATCATATACACTTAGACTATAATTAAAACTTGTAGTTATTCCATCTACACCATTTATTAGTTGTTCGGCAACCACTTCTTTATAGATATTAAACACATCAGAAGATAATGGGGTAAACGGCAATGTAATTGTTCTAGTATTTGCAGATAAAATAACAGTAAAATTATTATTTGTTGAATCAAATGCATCCCATTTACTTGCCATAAAGGGTTCTGAATCATATCCGGTTGGGGTGGAAAAAGATAATCCACTTACCACTACTCCGCCATAGTCTACACCAAGCATTAATTGAGATAAGTCTTTACCAAAACTTCCAGACTCTGGATTATAATAATATTGGATTCTGTCAACTGCGGTAAAAACACTTTGATCAATTTGATAAGAAACTACAATTTGAGAATTTTTTGGCGGTGCAGAAGATAATACTAATAAACCTGTATGTTTAGTGTAAGAATCTTTTGTTGTAACAATTGTAAACGAATAATTTTCTCTTAGTACAGGTTGACCGTTGACCGTAACACTAGATTGACCTACCCTTACATCAGGAGGCCACTTTAACGCAAATTGTAATAATGATCCAGATCCAACAAATGTTTCTATTTGTTTATTTTGTGTTATAAAATAATTTTTTGTTATTCTATCAAATTTTATTCCTAATAAATTAGATCTTACAACTCCATCACCGATAATAGCAACTGCTTTTGCAGCTATGCCGGATGCAGATAAACCTCCTACAATAGAAATTATAGGGGTACTTAAATAATTTGTTCCATAGTCTAAAATTAATATATTTCTAACTTTACCATTAGAAATAAACGCACGAGCTTTTGCACCTTTTCCGCTTTTACTATTGATAACAACAGAAGGTTCGTAAACATAACCAGAGCCGCCGTCAATTAATTTAATTTCAATTATTTTAAAACCTACATTGTCATACCAATTTTTCCACGGTGCTGTTGTTATTGCAGGATCAAGTACACGTATTGTGTCATTGGCAGTGACAAATGAATTAACTAATTTTATCGACCCGTTTTCATAAACTGGAGGCATATCAAAATCTGAAACTGCGGTTTGATTATTATCTAGGGTTTGATATTGACTTATATATTCTCTAATTTTTGTTCTATAAGGTTTTACTTCACTAATATAATCTTCAAAATCTTTTAAGTTATCTATTGGATAATTTACTGGCTGATCTAACATTCCTAAGTTGTAATTTGCTTTTACAAAACTAGTTTTAAAAATCCAATCTACATATAATTGCTCACTTAAGGAATATTTTACACTTATAAAAAATAAATTTAAAAATTCTTGTTTTAAATCATTAGTTAAAATGTCATTGTTTAAAGATTTTAGAATTAAACGCAATTCTTTAGATGCTACAATATCATAATCAGAACTGCCATATGTTTCAGAATCATATCCAACATCGGTGCCTACAAAATTATACAAATTAGATTTAAATTGAATTGTACCATTTTCTATACCAATTACTTTATAAATTTGTGTCCAATCATTAAACACTGAAGAGCTGTTTGATATTTTTTCTAATAGTGTCCACTGGCCTTTGCTGTCTGTTTTTACTTTTACTATATTACCTATTTCATCATTTATAGAATTTAAATCTACAGTAGTGTCTACTACAAAATCTGCCAGTGTAAATTGATTATATCCAGTGGCGTACCAATCAATTTTTTCCCAATATTTTCTAACATCGTAAGCCTGAGTCCTAATCCTAGTCCAGGTAGTTGTATTTGGATTATATGAATAGATAGCCCAAGAATTAGAAGAACTTAAATCAGTATGAACTAAAGCTGAATAATTCCTAATAGTGCAGTATGTATTACTGTCATATCCCTGACCGGCTTCAACTATAGTGACTCCTACAATTCTTCCTAGACTATCAATAACACTCTGAACAACGGCGCCGGTTCCGGTGCCTACAACATCAATATATGGTGCATTTTTATAACCTTGTCCAGCATAATTTATCGTAATGCCAACAATCTTTCCGTCATTACTAACTTGAATATTTAGATTTGGTTGTTTAAACGAAGTAGCCGATGTAAATCTTAGTTCTAAATCTGTGTCAATAACGTCGTCATAGAGACCTAAAATTTGATTTGGTTCAGTTTCGTAAGATTCTAGTGTGCTTAAATTTTTAATTTCTGAAATTTGATTTACTTTTGTAATATCATTTACATATTCAATAATTTGTTTTAAAGCCTCTATCCTATTAATAAACATGCTTTGACGAGGTCTATTCTCAATTCCATACCTTAATTTTGCAGGTTGGGTTAAATCTGGTACACTTCTACCAACAGCATCGTAACCGCATAAACTATCTATCCATTTTTCAATAATAAAATTAGGTAAAGTTACTGACGCATCATTGCTAATAATTTTCCATTGGGTATGAATGTTTTGATCAGTTTTATCTATAGTCCAATATTCTAAAGAAAATATTGTATTCAAATCTGAAAGGTAAGAAGAAACATTAATTAGATTAAAAGAATTATTTCCAGTTAATGCAGCACATACATAACCTTGGCCTCTTGGATTTGATATTAGTAAAGAAACGTCGTTGGCTGATATATGTCTTCCGCTAATATTAGAAGGAACAATTTTTTTATTTTTTACCCAATAGTAATAAATGCTTTTGTAACTTTTTGATATATTATCATATGTTTTTCTTACACTATAAACATCATCACCATATAATGATGTACCACTTATATTTTGCGCTAATCCTGTTGGTGTGTCTGCTAAAGCATCCCATTTAGATGGTAATAAATTAGTTTCAACCCATTCGTAAATGTCTATACTTGCACTTGGAGCAAGTGTATTCCATAAACTAGTTCTGTAAACATAATTAGAAGAATAATTGTTTAAAAATTTAGCATTTCTTAAATCCCACCACAATAAACCTACTTGTTTATCTGTCCAAAAAGATTTTTCATCTAGTAGGTTTGTATGTGTACTATTTGAATATTTGGCTGGGTCATAAAAAGTTTTATACTTAATTTCTTCTTCTGCTGGGCCAGCAATTTTTCCTTGTAAAGGATCTATAACATCTATATAAGTTAATAAATTATTAGATTGGTTGTTATACAAAAATGCTTTTTTAATTTTAGTTACATCTGGTACTTGTTGTCCATAATCAATTAATTGCCAAGAAAATATATCAGCTAATTTAGTATAGTAATATATTTTACCAGATTGAATATTTTTGTCTAGGGCGTTTGGAGATCCCACTAATACACAATTATTAGAAGCAGCTATTGATGAGCCGTAACCTACTGGTTCGTCAAATGTTCCATCTAATGATTCACTATAGACCCAAGTAGTATTGTATCTATCATATATGTCAACTCTGCCATTAGGATTAGATGGTTCTAAAATAAATGTTCTATCATTATCAAATGTTGTATCTCCATTATCAAATATTTGTTCAAATCTATTTGCTGCCGTTATACTATACACTATAACTGTATTATTTGTTAAAAATGATACGTGGCTACCAAAATTTCCACTAGGAGTTACATGATGATTAACCAATTCTTGTAGTAAGATAAATTGATCATTAGTTTGTTGAGAATAAATTGCTACTTTTCCGGCGAGGGGAGAACTATCTTTATCATAATAAACATCCGAAACAACCAAATACAATCCGTTAGGAGAAAAATCAATTGATTTGCCAAATGAGATTTTTCCCGACAATTGAGGATCTAAACTTGATAAGTCTCTAAATAATCGTTGAGGTGATGGTTTAGCAGAACCATATTTTAGATTTGTGTATATGTTGACATATCCGGCAGTGCCTTGATTTGTAACTGATGATAAACCAGATATCGCTAATTTATTATTGTATGCAACTATTGAGGTTCCAAAATTTTGTGTATTTGAATCTCCTACATAATTTGCATAAAAATCAAAAAATCCCCACCCTATAATACCAAAATTTAAAGTGCCGGTTGGAGTCGAATCTGGTGCTAAACTTAAAATTAGGGTTTTAGTATCTACAACAGTTTTGACTGTTTGTCCAGAACTAAAACCTGTTCCTACAACAGTCATACCTTTTGATATTCCTGAAGTTGATTGAACTTTAATCGTAGTTCCAGAGCTACCTATAGGATTATATGAGGTAGAAACTTTAGTAATATTACCATAATCTAACTTATAAACTCGTCCTGCATTGGAACTATGGCCTATGGCCGAAATATATAAAGATTCAGAAATATTAGTGGTCAGCCCGGAAGTAAAGTATATTTGATAACCAAATTTTTCATTATCGGCCGGGTTTGGGCTTAAGATTGTATCTACTAAATTATAAACACCATTAATATCACGGTTGTAAATCGAAACTGCTCCCTGGTTTGTAAGAGTAGAATTAGTTCCAGTAGTATCAACAGGTATATAAGGCATGTATGTCCATGGTATATTTCCAACTGGCAATCTTGTTGTTGAATCGACGACTAAAGTACCGGAAGTTTGAGAGGATGCTTTGTATGCAGTTGTTACAGTAACGCCATCAATAGTAGTTGACAATGTTACTATACTGTTAGCAGCATAAGTTGTACTATTATTATAATTACCAACATAGTTACTAGTAGCATAATTTGCAAATGGAGATCCTACAGCAAGCCATGTTCCATCTTCTGATAGAGCTAAAGAAGAACCAGTAGTTGATGTATTAACATTTGTTATAATGGTTAAAGAATTTAAACCAGAACTAGCAGCCGATAAACTTAATTGTAAAGAAACTCCCGGAGAAACTGAAATTACATAGGTATTTTCTCGAATACCGGTACCAACAACTTTGCCTCCTAAATGACTATTGCTTGCCGCAGATGAATAAATTACTGTAGAACTAGCAGTTAAAGTTGCAGAAATTAAGTAACTATTATCTGAAGAAATGGCTGGTCTTTCAATAAGTTGTGTATAAGTCCATGGCAAACTTTCGCCTGCTTTGTTATAAACAATTATTCTGCCTTGGCTTGTCGACGATGCTAAAAATTTTGAATCTTTGCTTACAGCTATTGCTGTACCTAATAATAAATTTGGTTGGCGTATAGGGTTTTCAACAACTTCTTCTGTATATACATTAGAATTTTTATAAACTCCCCAAGATCCATAATAGGTACTATCTGCCCATACAAGGCTATTTTTTGTTAAAGTTTTTAGATCAACTGAATCTAAATTATCTATATTAGCAATTCTATAAGGAATAAATTTAAAAATTTTAACATCATTAGTTTGAGTAAAAGGATTAACCCATCCTTTAATGACGGTACTAATTGTAATTGAATTTAAAGTAGCAGATGCAACTTTATAAAAATTTGTAATTTCATCAATTGAATAAATTCCAATATAGTCGCCGGCTTTTAATCCTGACAAAGTAGTAAAGGTAATAGTTAAAATATTAGACAAATATGTAACTGAAGATACAGATAAATTTGAATTTATATATTTGTAAACATTCCAGCTTGTTCCAACAAATGCACAATACGCATAATCTCCTTCAACAAAATCTTTAGGGTTATAGGTAGTTATTTCACCAAGTGTCCCTAAAGATACTTTTACATCATCATTATTAACATATCCTGCATCACGCAAAAGTGTTTTTGGCAAAGAAGTAGTTATAAAAGGTGTTGAGCTGTAGTCAAGAGGTTTTAAATAGATATCATTTGGTGTTTGTTGTAATAAAAATGCTGGTAGAGTAGTATCAACTGTATTGGTTAAAATTACACCTAAAGGATTATAGTTTTTATTTGTTTCTGGTATTACAAATTCTATTTCCTCATAAGAAGATGTAGCACCATATCTTCCAGTCCTTAACGCCCACTCTTCGTAAAAAGTTAAGCTATCTTTACCATCTGCTCCTAAAACTCCAAATAAATTAGTTAATACATTTTCAGTACCTTTATCTCTTATCATACCCTGATAAAATTTAAATTCACTAATGTTATCTTGAAGTATATTTTTTAAATAAGAACGTCGTTGATAGCCTATTAAATGCTGAGCAATTTTTTGTTGATTGCCATTCAAACCGTCACTATCTAAATTATAAAAATCAGTAAATTGCGTAGCTAAATTAGTCCAGTTTGGTATTAGTGTTGGGACAGGCCTATAATTTAATTTTGACCAGTTTATAATTTCAAACTCGGTAGACCCTGCAATAAAAACATTAGCAGTATAATAATTACCTTGGAAATTAACTACATCGCCCACATTATAATCGGTCCATGCTTTCCATACTTCTATAACTGCTTGGTCTACAACAAAACCAGGAACATCAAAACTTCCATTCCAATCTGAAGTTATGTAGCCGGATACTTTAATCCTGTCTCTTCTATAGCCGCTTTCTAAATTATAAATTATATCATTAAAGATAGATTTATTTTTGATGACTACAACATGCTCATGTTGAACTAGATAAAAACTGGCGCTATAGATACCATCGTCATCTATTAAACTAAAACTAGTTACATTATCTATTTTACTAATACTGATACTAGCAACTGGTATTGGATTTCCATTTACCTTATAAAATTCATAGGTATTAAAAGGATTGCTTATATTATCTACTACAGCATAATCAGAAACAACAGAAATTTTATAGGCGGCGGGACTTAGACTTATTACACTATTACCGACATTACTTAAACCGTCTAATTTAATATAATTGTCATAGTCAAATATAGCCGATGGCGCTAGATTAGATTTAGCACTATAATAATCTCCATTATATCGTACAACAGTACCATATAAAATTGGTTGGTTAGAAAGCCAGTCGCTCCATTTTTCTTGGCCGGCATGCCAACTTTGAGTCGTCCAAAATAAAAATTCTTTGGCGCTAGTGTTCCAATTTGAAACATTGCCTAAATTATTATTATAGTCATCAAATATCAAGCCTTGGTCTTTTAAATATTCGCCGTAGCCGATGATAAAATCATAAACTTCTTGGACTGTTGTAAATTCGTGTCCGTAAGGAACCTTTATTATATTTTTTCTATCCCAGGAAATTCTATTTTGTACAGTCCGGCCGCCAGTTACAGGTAAGGCTGGTATATAAGAAAATTCTGATAAATTAAAACTTTGGCCGGATGTAACTGTTTGTTTAGCTCTATAGTAATTACCATCAAAAAACACAATTACACCCACATGGTACGTACTATTAGGGCTCCAATTAACAAATGTTGACGATATACCGCCAATATTAATTTCTCCTGAAGTTTTAATATAGGAATAATAATTAAAAAATGGATGAGTTTTACTATAACCTTTAACTTCATAACCTGTCGAAATTTTAGTAATTATAATTCCGCTATAGTTAATTGTACGTACAGGATTTGATTTTTTTAATACAACAGTAAAATCTTCTTGGGGGACAAATAAATTTCCTGAACTTAGAGGAGTTTTTGATTCAAGCAGTAAAGAAAATTGATCTTTACTTGTAAAAGATCCAGTTCTATAACCAAGTTGGACTGTCATTGTACTTAGGTCGTTTGCATAAACTTCGTATGATTTAAGATTATTGCTAAAAATATAATTAAAAATTAAATCAACTATGTAATTAATAATTCCTGCTGTTTGTACTCTTACAGAACTTGTATAAACGCTTGGTAATTGGATGGAATTAGGAGTAATTCTTAAGCTAGTATCTTTATAGATTAACTGATTTGCTTTATTTCTAACTATTCTAGACCTATCTATAGCAACACCAAATACTTTTGATGGCATTAATATAGAGCAAGCAGTAATAATACTAAACGGAAAATGGCTACTTCTTCTCCATGCAGCCTCTACAGGAGCAACATCACCAAACACATATTTTCCGTTAACGCTAGGTGTTATAGTTCCTTTTGTAATTCCGCAAGATAGCGGACTTAATAAATTTCCATATTCGTCAACAGGAATATGATTTAATAAAAATGGTTTTTTATAGTCATCTAAGTAAACTATTTGTTTTCCAGGCTCTCTAATAATTCCTTCAGAAATATCTTTCCACATAGGAATATTATTATTAGTATAAGGAGCTTCGCCATAAACCTCAGTCCACCAAGAAGGTTCAATTGTTAATCCTAGCATCTCCCAAGGACATAGATTAGGACGGTCGGTATCAAAAACGTACCTATAAATTCCTCGCCAATAGCCTAATGAAGTAGATTTATTAGGTAGTTCATGTCCTGTATAGTTAAATGTGAAAGAATTATTAATATCATAATTTAAAGGTTTACTACCATTTGCTCCTACTAATTCTGTCCATTTATAAAATGCTGGGGCTAAAACTTCGTTGAATTCTTCTAGTGTATATTTTGATGGACGATCGTATCTTGGAAAAATATCGTAAATGTTAAAAATTGTAGGGTCATATTGAACTTTTATATTATTAAAAATCCTTTTTTCAAGTTCTAAAATAACGTTATCTCTATAGTCAGGAATATCACCTTCACTATAAGAGCCGTATGCTAGTACTTGACTACCATCATGTCCTTGAATCATCCAGCGAGGTGTAATTAAACTTGTATCTAAATAAATTTTTGGTTCGTATATTGGCCATAGACCTAATTTAGTAGGTGTTGCTGGTACAAAACATCCGTCTGTACTTTCATACTCATAGGTTGTAATAACATCATCATTATTTAAATTGCATAAAATTTCAATAAATCCCAATTCATCAAAAATATAATCCTTTTTATATAATAATTGATTACCATTTAAGTATACACCAACTGCTTTATTTGAAAGCTCATCTAAAGTAAAAACGCTAGTTAATGGATATTTTTTTATCCTATAATCAGCCACATTAAGATTAGTTTTTACAGACGCTCCAAAAGGAACCATATCACTAAAATAATATGGAGCTGTTGAGGGCTTGTTTAATGTTATTTGTTGGAATACTTTGTTAACAATATTATATGCATCAGCATCATACCCTAATGAAGATACTGTATTAATAAATTGCCTTTTAAAATTATTGTAATCTGCATTTGCCTGCTCTAATGCTTTTACAATATTATTATTTTCGTTAGTTACATGATATAAACTAAGACTAGATGGCCCGCTATGTTGTACAAATTTTGTGCCGTAAGATGTTAAGTTCCCGCAATCTCTTAGATTACTTGATCCAGGAAATGTTCCTATAAAATCAATTGGTAAAATATTTTTATATGAAGGTCCTAAATTGCTAATGTTATCAATAATGCTGTCTACATGATTAATAACTTCTCCTAAAGTAAAATCTCCAATTGTTCCATTTAAAGGATTATTTTGTAAGTTAATAGGAATTTCATAAAATGCATTGTCATTTATTGGTTGTGATGAAAAACTTCTAACTGTAATAATGTCATTAGTAGATATTTGAATATTAGAACTTAATTGGATTGTTTTATAAGGACTAGTATCTGTTAGCGTCCACTGGTCTCTATTAATTCTGTTACCGTTAATATAAACTTTAATATCTATATCATCTAATTTATTTGCATCATCATATGCATCTAAAAGTATACTTGATCCTAAAATATTTTTGTAAATTCTTACTGCTGCTTGGTAATCAGTAATTGAAGATGTTGTCCACCCATTAACAAATTCTATATTATCGCTTATAGTTAATTTTGACAAATAACCTACATTGATATTTTTAGTAACAATTGCATTATTAATCTTATAATTAAAAGAATCTGTTTCTAGAGTAAAATTAAAAACAATGTCTCCTATATTGTTAACGTTTTGATAGGCTAAAGAAAATCCTAAAACAGGATCAATAATGCTGTTACCTTTTTTATATTCAAAAAGTGTTGTACCAGTAAACGTGCTACTAGGATAAGTGTCAAAATTACTAAAACTAATACCATTATCATCGACAATATCAAATTTAGGTGGTTGATTTACTGTAGTTTTTTGTTGTGCATATAACCATGTAGAGCCGTCAAACCAATAACCTTTGCCTTGATTTAAAACTCCCTGTCTAACAATAACAGTATTATTGATAGTAGGGGTAGCATATTCTTCTAAATGTATTTGTCTATAGCCAAGAATGTTTACAAAACTTACTTTGTAAATTTTGTTTTTTACTAATTCGTCTGTATCAGCAGTAAAAAGTACCAAATGTCCATCAGACAAATTAATACCATCAATATTATAGCCTTTTGACCCCTCAATTATTGAAAAAACATCAGTCGTATAAGTATCAATTACATCAATATCTGCTAATAAAATATTTCCAAAGTTATAAAGTTTAAGATCTGCTTCAAATTCTATAATAGGTCTAACCGCTCTTTGCAATTGATCGATATTAGTTTCAGCATTATTGTATAATGCACTGGCTATTATAACATCTTTATGGAACCAGCGATTATATCTACTCCACGGGTTAGCATCTTTACTTGCTCTATTAATTGTAAAGTAATCTTTATCAGCAGGATATCCGATACTATCACCAAATGGTTCTGTATCAAACGGTGTAAAATCAAACTTTGTTGTTTGAGTTAAGGCATAAGAACCAGCCACATTTGTAATAGCGGCCTTAATTAATTTTATAGCTGACCCCACACCTTCTACATAATATTCTCCAGTAGAATAAGTTTTAGGAAGAACATTATTTGCAAAAGAAATTTTCATTCCGTTACTTAAAGATTGACCATTTGATAAAGTAAAATTTCTTTTTCCTATTAAATCTTTTTCTACATCAAAAATAAAACTTTCGTCTAATGTTGAAATTTCGATTGCGCCGCCAACATTTATGTCTGTTTCGCTTTGGTAGAATAACAAACTTGGTGCATCAAAGGGTACTGTAAAGGTCAAAGTGCCTTTTTCAATACCATTAATTAAATCTTTTGTTGAATATCTATTAGATTCGCCAATTGATCTAAATGTTTTTATACTAAAAGGATTATTAGGACTATCAATTACAAATTTATAAGTTATACCTTTATATAACTTTAAAATAGGGTTATAAGATTTACCGTCTGGGGAAAAAACATAAACATTAGCATCGCTAGTAGGTTGAAGATTGACAGAATATGTACTTACTAAGTAAGGAACTAGACCTAAATCAATAGTATCAGGCCCGTATGGAAGCCAATAGTAATTTTGAAAGTTTACAAATTTATCCCAATCAATGTGCGGATCCCAACTATAGAATTCTTGTTCGTTAAGTCTACTATGATTTAATGTGTTGCCGCCAAAGACATTTATTTGATTAATATAATCAATATAATCTTTATAAAATTTAATATTGTTTAAATCGTCGTTTATTGAAACGCCAGGCTCTAGTTGATAATTTTGCCTATCATTAGACTGGGCTTGTATAAAGATGTCAGAGGCGGTAGCAGCCTTTGCATTTTGTCTTCCTACGTACCCATTTATTTTAGTAGTTGCTCCTGGCTGATATAACTGCTCTATTGTTGCATTTAAAAATTTTGAATTAGTTGCAGTTTGGTAAAATTTTGGTAATAGGTTTACTGTAGTAGAATTATTTCCAAAAGGAGTATTTTTTTTAGCCATTCAAGCCTCCGTTTGTCGAGCTAGAAATAGTTTGTGAAACAACAGACAAAACAGACGACCCTGCTACTGTTTTTAAATTATCCGAGGTAAAGCCTGAAACTATTTTTATGTTATCGGTAGTGGCACAACTTATAAAAATTTTATTACTAGAACATTCTATTTGAAATAAACTACCAAAATACTTGTCTGTTTGTACTGGTACAATTACAAATCCAGTAATATCCGGAGTTAGTTCATTGATAACATAGGTAGCTAATTCACTAAAATAAAATGTGTCTCCAAAATTCCAGTTTTCTAAAGCAAAAAAAGAATTTATTGCAGTTAAAATTCTTGCCTTAACATCAGACTCTGAAACTACAGAATTGCTATTAATAATAACATTAAAATTTGCCTGCAAACTTGTGTCTGCTAAAGAACCAAATAGTAAAGTATAGCTAACAGGATGATAAACTATTTCATCACTTATTGATTTAATTGGATTTAATGTACTAGATAAGGTATTACTTAATTCTGTTGCGCTTGGGGGCAATGGTTGAGTCATATTAGCTCCGGCTAACCATTGCCTAAAGTTTGTATCATAACTAGAGGTAAGAACATATAAATCAATAATATTACTGCTTCCGGGATCTATTCTACTGTCATAGTCTGCGCTATGAGTATACTGAAATTTTAAATTATCTCTTCCTTTATAAACTTTATAGTCAAGGTTTGGAACAAGTTCCCCTGTTGTTGAATTATATTTCTTAACAACATTAGTTGAAGTAATATAAAAATATTGGCCGTCTGTGTAAGTGCTTGTATCGCTTGGATCGGTGGTTAAAATTATTACAGGTCCAGTTAGATAATTGTTTGGCACATATTTGTAATCTTGTTGTCCTACAGAAATATTATATTTTTGTTGGACTATAAATTTACTGTTGGCGGCGCCTGATGATTCGGCTAGAATATCATCAAAAATTTGTGGGTTATCTACAGTTCCGTTATTATCAACATCTGTAAAAGTTAAAATTAATTTTTTTGGATCAGTATATCCGTCTAATCCTATAAATTTAGAGCTTACTTTCCATGATATATCATTGGTAAAACTATCTGTACCATTATTAGATGCATAGTTTTGATTAATACTTAATATATTAATATTATCATTTACAATTGATCCAGAAACTACATCGTAGATTTTTTGATCATTTTCAAAATAAAAACTAATTTCTTTTGCGCTTTCAAAAACATACCTTAAATTTCTTGTAGTAACTGTGTAGTTAATATTATCTGTAGTAAACAATATAAACCAACTCGAGTCAGTTTGAAGATTACTAGTACTACCTTGATTGCCTAAATTAAAATTATTAATTAGATTCAAGTTACTTTCAAAAATAATTTTCCATAATTGATTATCTGCATCATATCTTAAACCAAAAAACTTATTTTCACTTATTAAATCAATCATAGTTGCAATAATTGAACTAGATAATACCGTAGTTAACTTAGGTATAATTTGTGAAACTATAGCACCTGCAGGTATGTTTTGTGCTAATGATATCGGTCCTAGACCATTTGATAAAACCCCAGTACCGTTAGATGTACCATCGTCAATAATCGAAACAACTTCTGCCCAAATGTAAGATGATGAGTTTGAAACTCCTTGAGATCCTTGCGTTAACAAATTTTTATTTTTTAAATTAAAATAATATCCAGTAGGTGCAATAAATTTTATTAAAGATCCCGGAGTACAATATTTTAAGATTGTATTTGTATAAGAACCCACTTGATAAGGTCTTTCAGTTACAATATCTCCAACATATCCTGTTGAAGTATTGCTATCCGAGCTTTTAACGTACCAAGAAATATTAAGGCTACTTGTAACATAATTTTTAAAATATGAATAGTAGAGATTCTTGAGTTCTGCAGAAGACAGCAAAGGTATTATAGTATTAACAATTTCGCCTTCAATGTCATTTTTAGTTTGGTAAGAAAAAGTAAATTTATTAGTGTATTCATCTTTATAAATTACTCCATCTGACCCATATAGATTTGTGCTACTGTACTTGCCGGTTGGATCTACCAAATCAAAATAACGACTTATTCCGCTACTTGAACGATTTATTGCTTTAATTTTTGCAACAGACGTTGATGAGGACAATGGGCTTATATTATAATCTTCTCCGGTAATCATTCGATTTTGAGTATAATATACTGCTGGAGCATTGTTTTTAATAGTTGTATTAGACTCAGTTTGCGAACTATTTTGAACACTTGAAGGTAAGTTTAATGATACACTTAGCGTCTCATTTTGACCTTTAGCAGAAACATATGGTATACTAATAGAAACATTCACGATATCCGACGGGTTAATTGTATAACTCAACCCGTTACTAATTCTATAATAAATTTTAAAAGTTCCTACTGGAAGTTTTCCAAATGTTCCGTCACCAAAATTTAAAGTTATATTATCGTTTGTTCTTGTTGTAACAGAATAAACGGTAGTTGTATTTGTGTTTATACTGTTGTAGATTATATTATTTCCTGCTAAAGCGGGAACTTTTGTCCATAAAGTATTTTCTGCTCCGGTATTAGTGTCCAACTGATACAACCAAATATCATTATTATTAACATTATCAGAATCAATGTCAATTGTTTGATTACTACTAGGTTGAGTAATTGTAAAAGTTCCCTGATTTAATGTTCCCTGAATAAAATTAAAGAAAAAACCAGTTCCAGCACTACCGGCACCATACCCATCATCTTTAAAAATACAAGCCATGCTATTACCTAACTTAGGCGCTTCTTCATATATGTAACTTTCACCTTTAAAAGTTGTACTTGTAACTTCAAAATTCATTGCCCTACCAGAAATAGTTTTTGAAAAACTGTAAATTGGAACATTAGAATTTGAACTATTAAATCTATACTGTCCGGTTGGAACATTGTAAATCTTAGCAGAGTCTATTGGGTTTCCAAATTGATTTGTTGTCAGCAAGGCTGCATTAATGTTTTTAATAAATTGATCATACCAATTTACGTTACTAGGATCGTTCCAAGTTATAAATTGTCCTGCTAAATTTCTGCCGTTTGTATCTAAAACGGTTTCAGTTGTAGATATTGTATTAATTTTTAACAGGCCTTGTGATGGTTTATTTCTGCTAGCATTATATCCTATTAACTTTGCTAATCTTAACACGCTCTCACGACGCTCTGCAAGTTCTAAAAAGTTTTCTCTAGCATTAAGATCAACACGGAAAGCTATACTTTGTCCAATATATGCAATCAAATCAATTAAAGCAAGGTATTCGCTGGATTCTATATAATCGTTAAAATCTTCAGAATAATTTGTTCTTAAATAATCAACCATTATTCTGCGTAAATTTTCAAAATCATAGCTTTGAAAATTGGCATTTTTGTATGTTTGATAAATTTTTTGCCAGTCCTCTGAAACTAACAAATTATTTTGACGATCAGTTGAGCTCATTTTTATTCCTATATTAGATATTTATTTGAAAAATAATATGCGTAGTTTAAGATATCATTAAATTGTTATTTTGGTCGAATTGTATTTTCAAATTTTCAGTTAAATTATAAGACAAATATTTTAAGCTACATTCTATTTGTAATCCAGTATCATATTGTGTTACTATGATATTTCCTGCGCTTATTCTAGGATCAAAATTTAGTATTTCGTTCACATTTTGTATTATTAAATTTTTAATTTGTTCAGTAAGGGGTTCAAATAACAAATCCCATATAATTGTGCCAAAGCGAGGATTCATCAAGCGCTCACCTTTTCTTACATAAAAATGATTTAACAAATCTTGTTTAATTAACTCTAAATCATAAAGACTATAGTTCTGTGTATTAGAGCTAACTGTACTAAATCCCCTATACATCATCATAGAGGGCGTATTAATATTGTTTACGGATGTAACTACTGGTTTGGAATATATTGTAGAAGCCATTTAACTTATCCTTTTATTTTTAAAAAAGTGTCTGTAATTGTTGAGTATTTTTTCCAATAATCTGGTACATTTATAACACTTCCGGTTTCTCTATCTGTCATTTCTGTTTTAAAATTTACAGGGTCTAAATTTTCATGATGCGGGTAAGGTTCTGTCGTAGGCACACGCAACATGATACTTTCAACTGTTTCGCCTTCTACTTCGGTTGGATTTTCAAAAGTATTTAAGGGTTCTGGAGTGTCGGCAGCGGTTCCTCCAAAATTGTCTGAATTCAAATGAATATTTCCGCCGTCAATATTAGTATTGGCTGCTTTTACTTCAAAATCGCCGCCAGCAGTTATTGTATGACCGCTGCCTGTAGATAAAGTTGTTGTACCACTAACTGTTTCATCTCTATTTCCATCTACTTGTAAAACTACATTGCCGTTTACTATAGAAATTTTATTACTTCCAACTTCTGTCTGGTGCCTTTCTGCTACTTTTAAATTAAAATTTCTACCAACTTCAATGTTAAAATCTCGATTGGCGTAAAAATTAAAATCGTTTTCTGTTCTTACACTAATACTATCTTTGGCATAGATATCAATTTTACCATCACTGCTTAATTCTATCCATGCAGTTCCTCTGCTATTTGAAATATAAATTAAATCTTCACTATTATGTAATAAAATTTGATGTCCAGTACGAGTCCTTATACGAAATAACTCGTTATGAGGAATAGTAACATCACCGTCTGTTTCACCTTGTTCTACAGCAGAATAATCAGGCGGACCTTCGCTAGCATTAGTTTTACGCAAAAATTTGTCATCACCGTCATCCATTACAAAAGTAGTGCCACCTAAATGGCTAACATAAGCATTAGGTATTTGATGTTCTGCCTTTCCGATAGGGCCTTGTTTTGCTCCTGGTTGTTTATCAACCGGGCCAGGAGTACTAATGCCAAATACCATACTAGGTGTTTCTCGGCGAGCACTAGAAGTTGTTATTCCCCTAATGTCATCTTCTAAAAGTCCTTGAGATTCAAGTACCGCGGCTAATGGGTGTATTGGTTTTTTAAATGAGTTTGGATCTGCATTACTATCATTTACTACTTTATTGTATTCAGCTGTAGGACTTCTTTTTTCGCTATCTATCACTTGGCCTGTTGCGGCAAGTCCTGGCAACATAAAATTCATATTCTCATCTGGTACACAACCAATCCAGTAACCACGCTTTGGGTCGCCGTCAATGAAAATTATAATTACGGTTGTGCCGACATCTGGCGGTATCATCCAAAATCCGTAAGATTTTTGAGTGTTATTATAGTCGTCAGGATCTTTACCAAGAAAAGAAGAATCGGTAGCACCATAAAATGGGCTCATATACTTTACTTGGTGTAATTGGCCTTCTTCTTGAGTATTTCCTACAGGTCTTAAAATTTCAACTTCTAATACTCCCATATAGGTAGTATCAAGGTGACTAACTACCCTAGCTAGATACGGGCCTGGTCTAGATTCTGCAGGCCGGTGAGGTGCAAAATCTTCATTGTAGTTTGTCATGTTTTAGGCTCCGTAGGTGCTGTATTACTTGTATTATAAGTTTGGGTTTTAGTTGCTGTTTTTGTACCTTCTTGCATTGGTCTGCGCGGCCCTTCTAATGTTTGAGTAAATTTACCTTCTTTAAAGACGCTAGTTACATTTGTTACTCTATATAACCCCGAAAATTGCAGTACGGGGGCAGTTTTACTGCTTTTACTAAAATTGTAAAGGCCGGTTGATTGATTAATGTCAACAGGGGTCCTAAAATTTACTAGAATATCAACTTCTCCGTCTTGATAATTGATGGTTCCGTCAGAATTTAAATTATTAAATTGAGTAATTCTAGAAGTATAATTACCCATTCCGCTTTGTGCTATAAAATAAGGATCTCCTATTATTTCCATGTTTAATCTTATTAAATCTTTACCTAAAGTTATAGAATCATGAAAAACGCGAGCAGCTCGCGTACCTTCTGTATCAGGGCCACCGCCACCTTTCCTATCACTAGTTGTGTTTAATCCAGTGTAACTAACTGAAGTAGGAGTAACGCCTGCTTTCTTTTCTACCGGGTTTCCATTAACTGCTGGCGCTATATTAGTATCGGTAGTGTCTGTTCCGCCGTCGTCGGCTGCTGTTTTTACGTCTTGACTTCTTTTTAAACCGTCAGCTGCTAACATTGCGGTGAATGTATTTGATAAAGTAATGTCAAATCTTAAAACGTCAACGTTTTTACCTGTATAGATATAATTGTATTCTTTAACTACTTCAAGTTTTAATTTGTCAAAGCCTGGAACTTTAACATTAGGGGGAGCTGCGGTACTGGCATGCACTTTATATGGTATGACTCTATAAACAATAATTTTTGGTTTTTCGCCTGTAGAACTATCATTTGCATCTGTTGATACAATATAAACCTGAGAATCAATTCGCCACCATTTTCTCCACCCCTCAGGACTTAATCTATCTGCTCCCAACGTATCTACTGCAAATTTACTTTGTAAAAGTACTTGATTTATTGCGTTTGGAATATCCGATTCTTGGCTAAATTTAAAATCTGACACAGAAGGATCTGCTGTATTATTGGCTCTTACATTAACTTTTAATTTAGGATCATAAATTTGATTATCTTTTCCTATAGGTGGTGTACCTTTCCTTGCTTGATCAAAACCTAAAGAAGATAAACCCAATTCATTGCAGTCTGCCGTAGCCTGCACTGCCAAATTATTACCAGATTTAGTAACTCCTAATACTTTATAAATTTCTTCTGCTGAAATTTGTTTAGGGTCAGATGTTGCGCCTGCATCTGTATTTCCAGGTGAAGATGCTTGTGATGAATAATCGGTGGGAAACAAAATAATTATTTCGTCGGGAACTGCTACTATACCATCAGTTTTTAGTTGTGTTAATCGTTTATTTAGAACAGCTTGTAAACTTTTGTCTCCTGTTTGCAAAACTTCTTGAACTGTTGCTCCTGATATTGCTGTGTCAGATTTTAATACTGCACTTTTTGTAGTAAATGCTAATTGATTATAAGGCATGGCTGTACAGCGATAAACTGTTCCTGATTCTTTTACAGTTGCTTCTATTTCAGTAAACTTAAAAGGAATTTGTCTACTAGCACCGGCAATTTTAGCCATAGTGCCATTTTCTTGATTGCCTCTAAAATCTATTGTTAGTACAAATGGGGCTGAGCGCCAATTGTTGTGGCCGGCTTTCCAACTTGCCTGCTGACAAGCAATCGTAAATAATCCCATACTATACGGTTCAATAATTTCAAAGCTAATACCGGTTACGTTTGTATTATTATTTGCTTCATAACCTAATGTGCTGTTTAACGTTAAATTTTCTATAAAAAAATCTAACTTTCCGTAAGGTGTTAATACTCTATTGCTAGGATCTGCGTTGGCAGATTTGCATATTAACGATAATCTTTTACCTGATCGATAAGACTTGTCAGGATAATTTAACTCATCGTCAGTTAAAACTGCAATACCTAAAACATAATCATATGTTGCGTATTTAAATAATGGATTGGGTAATGGTAATTTTAAACCGGGCACTGATTTTACCATCGTGTCAGTACCGTTTATCTTATCTTTTATAGCTGAGGAGGCCGAAACTACCGATCCTATAACTGCTACTGTTTTAATTGCTGAATTTATGGCACTAGTTGCTTGATCTAACATTTTATAAACCTAACACAACGTCTAAACTTGATTTTTTTGGAATGTATATTTTTGTGCCTGGCACAAAATCTAATATCGGATCCTGGATTACATCTAAATTACGCTGAATAAACACCCACCATAAAGATGCCTCACCATATAGATCATAGGCTAGCAGATCTGGTCGATAAGTGTACTGGGGTTCAATTGTATAATAAAAATCATCAGTTTCTGCACTCACCGGTCTAATTGTGAGTATATCTAAAACATTGTGTGTAATTGGTGTTATATACCAAGGACTAGTGTTTGAATATTGAGCTGTCATAATTAAATATATCCAAAATTATTGTTTAAGTATCCGCCGCCAACAAATCTATCAAGGCTAAATTTGCGAACACTGTCTCTGCTGTACACAGGTAGAAGGTCAACAGTAAAATTACTCTTTGTCGGTACGTGGGTAACACCGCCTGATATTGTTCCGCCTAATCCAAACGTTCCAGCTAGTGATGCAAAGCCGCCGACTGTGCCCGCAACAGTACTAATTGACTCAGCTGCGGCCGAAACAGCTGATCCTGGAAAGAGGTTACTAACATTATCAGACAAAGACGAAACACCTTCTGTAATACCTTCCAGGGCACCGGCGGCACTACCTACAACATCTACACCTAAATAATCACAATCTTTCTCTAGCTGGACTGAAATTTTTGTAACAACAACTGGTATATTTTTAAAAACATAATTTCCATATCCATTTAGAAAGACTACAGGCGGTGGGTTTCCTGCTTTAGGATCATTTCCTGAAAACATTTTTGTAAGACTACGTAAATAATGCAAGGCTGCTACCCAATACAATCCTTGTGAGGGGTCTTCAACATACATTGGTGCTTGGATTTGAATCGAGCCCGGGTCGCTATATTGAAATGCTTGGAAAGGATAGTTACTATGAGTTACATTTACTGCACTATATTTTGCAGAATTATTAAGGCTAATAGTAGGAGTATACGGAAAAATTAAACCCCCCGCATCTATTAAAGGTTTTAAAACAGGGCTGGATCTAAAAGCAGACCAATTAGCCATGCTTAATCTTACACGCCAATCGTCTGGATTAGCATCTCCACCAAAACTAGCTAAAGCACCTGCTATGTCTCCTATTGCTTCACCTGCATCAGGTAAATTGATAGCTCTAATTGCTGACAAAACGTCGCCATCATCATATCCTTTAGCTAAAGCCGAGGCTAAATTAGCACCTGTATTTACTGCTCCAGATACACTATTAACTAGGTTGGTAGCACCCGACAAAGCTGAATTACTGTCTAATAAACCCATAATATTTCCTTTTTGGTAATATATTTATTTGACTTTATTAAGTGCATAGTTTATAATTTACAAAATAGGATTGATTACATGAATACTAAAGTCAACTATCTTAATAATAAAGACATGTTAGTAGAAATACACAAATCGAAAAGTACATATTGCAGTTTTACCAAACCAGAATATCATCAATATGATATAATTTTACCCAGTGTAGATAAGATTAACATTAGAACGATAGCGGAAGCCAAGCGAAACCGAGCAAAGCGATTAGGACTAGAAATTTTTGATTCTAGGCGCAAAGCTGGAGAAAAAGTCAAACAAGCAGATTGTGAAATTGACTACAAAAAGATACCTAAAACGGATTTAGTTTTTAGAATAATGACTTATGACCATATTCCGCTAAACAATACACGCAAAAAGAATCCAAAAAGCACAGCTGATCACAGGGATAAAGTAAATTTTCCGCCATTTCAACATTATAAATTTAATGAAAATGAAGAATTAGAATGTGTTGGAAAAAGTCACTGGAAGGGTGATTTAACTAAAGGATATTTTGATAAAGATGCTGGGCAAATTACTAATAACCTAGCACGAATGATGATTAAATTATGTGAAAGATATGCTACCCGCGGTAATGTTCGTGGATATACCTACAACGACGAGATGAAGGGTCAGGCTATTTTACAGTTAACACAGATAGGACTACAATTTGATGAAAGTAAATCTGATAATCCTTTTGCGTATTTTACTGCCGCCGTTACTAATAGTTTTGTTCGTGTTATTAATATTGAGAAGCGTAATCAAAATATTCGTGACGATATCTTAGAAATTAACGGTATGAATCCTAGTTACAGTAGAACCGGACAAGGCGAGCACGAGGCTGCATTAAAACGCCATAACGAGGATCATGAATGACAAACTTGTTTAAAAAAGTTGCCTGTTTTACAGACATACACTTTGGGTTAAAATCTAACAGCTCGGTACACAATCAAGATTGCGAAGATTTTGTAGATTGGTATATTAGGAAGGCCAAGGAGGAAGGTTGCGATGTTGGAATTTTTATGGGCGATTGGCATCATAATCGTAATAGTCTTAATATCACTACTATGGACTATAGCCTTAGGGCCTTGGAAAAGCTCGGTCAGGCGTTTGATGCATTTTACTTTTTCCCTGGTAATCATGATTTGTATTACAAAGACAAGCGGGATATTCACTCCGTTGAGTTTGGAAAATATATCCCCGGAATCACAGTGGTCCACGAACCGACTACCGTTGGGAATGTTACACTCTGTCCGTGGCTTGTAGGTGATGAATGGAAAAGTGTAGGCAAAAAAGGTGGCAAGTATATCTTTGGCCACTTTGAATTACCTAGCTTTTTTATGAACGCAATGGTGCAAATGCCAGATCATGGCGAGATTCAATTAAAAGATTTTCAAAATTATGAACTAGGTTTTAGCGGACACTTTCACAAGCGTCAGCAACAACAAAACATGATTTATATTGGCAATGCTTTTCCGCACAATTATGCAGATGCATGGGACGATGAACGTGGCATGATGATACTAGAATGGGGCAAGGAACCAGAATATCATAGCTGGCCAGACCAACCTACATTCCGCACAGTTAAACTAAGTCAGCTAATTGACGAAGCGGATAGTATTATATTACCAAAACAACATTTACGTGTGGCATTAGATATTGATATTACCTATGAAGAAGCAAGTTTTATCAAAGAAAACTTCATGGCCCAATACAAAATTCGAGAGCTTACCTTAATAACTGAAAAAAAACAAGTTGAGATTAGCACTGACATAGACATACAAGCGTTTGAAAGTGTAGATCAAATTGTATCTAGTCAAATCGTAAGCATTGATAGCGACAAGTATAATAAAAACACCCTGTTGGAGATATACAACAGCCTATGAGAATCAAAGAATTAACCGTAAAAAACTTTATGAGTGTGGGTAATCAAACCCAAGCTGTACAATTTGATAAAGAAAATTTAACGCTTGTATTAGGAGAAAATCTTGATCAGGGCGGGGATGACTCGGGCTCAAGGAATGGTACAGGTAAAACTACTATCGTCAATGCTCTTAGTTATGCACTATACGGTAATGCCCTAACTAACATTAAAAAAGACAATCTTATTAATAAAATTAACAATAAGAATATGTTAGTTACGCTAAGTTTTGAAAAGAACGGCATAGATTATCGCATTGAGAGGGGGCGTAAACCTAACATACTCCAGTTTTATGTAAATGAAGTTGAGCAAGAGGACCAAGAAACCGACGATGCTCAAGGAGATAATAGAGAAACACAAAAAGACATTGATGCATTGTTAGATATGAGTCATGATATGTTCAAACATATTGTAGCTCTAAACACATATACAGAACCTTTCTTAAGTATGCGGGCAAATGATCAACGTTTGATTATTGAGCAGTTATTGGGAATAACATTATTAAGTGAAAAAGCTGAAAATTTAAAAGAATTAATTAAAGAAACCAAAGACGCTATTTTCCAAGAAACAGCAGATATAGAGGCAGCTAAGAAATCTAATGAAAAAATACAACAAAGTATTGATGCGTTGATTCTAAGGCAAAACGCATGGAATACGCAACACGATAGTGAACTAGAAAAAATCGGTAGAGCTATTGTAGAGCTAGAAAATGTAGATATTGATGCTGAACTTGCAAAGCATGCCGCGCTGAAAGCGTACTTAGAAAAATCAGCGAAGCTGAAAAGCCTAGAAAAAGAACGTGCTACGTTAGAAAGCGCGATAGCGCAAGCAGAGCGAAGCGTTACGAAGTACAACGGCGAGCTTATGAAGTTGGCGAATAAGCAGTGCCACGCATGTGAACAAGAACTACACGATCACAAGCATACTGAAATGACGACTACGGCTCAGCATCACTTGAATGAGGCGCAGGCCTATGTTACCAAACTGATGAATGACTTTTACAAGATACAGTCGGAAATTAAAGAAATTGACGAGTTAGGCCTAAGGCCCGACACTTACTATGACACAGTAGAAGAAGCACTAAAACATCAAAATAATTTAAAAAGTTTAGAAACACAGTTGACAGTCAAAGCAGGCGAAACAGATCCTTATCAGGAGCAGATTGACGAATTGCTCAATACTGCCATGCAGGAAATTTCCTGGGATTCTGTGAACACGCTCAATGACCTTAAAGAACACCAAGAATTTTTGTTAAAATTATTAACCAGTAAAGACAGTTTTATTCGTAAAAAGATCATAGATCAAAACCTAGCATATCTTAATAATAGATTGACCTATTACTTGGACAAGATGGGCTTGCCGCATACCGTGGTATTCCAGAATGATCTAACAGTTGAAATTACCCAGCTAGGTCAAGATTTAGATTTTGATAATCTAAGTCGTGGGGAACGAAACCGTCTAATTCTTGGCTTGTCGTGGGCATTCCGTGATGTATGGGAAAGTTTATATCAACAGATCAACTTGTTGTTTGTTGACGAGCTGATTGACAACGGCTTAGATGCTAGCGGAGTTGAAGGCGCACTGGCAGTTCTTAAGAAGATGTCGCGAGGACGTAAGAAGAACATTTTCTTAATTTCGCACAAAGACGAACTAATTGGTCGTGTTAACAATGTACTCAAAGTGATCAAAGAAAACGGTTTTACCAGCTATGCTACAGACTTGGAGATTTCTGAATGAGAACAGGATTTACTTGTTCAACATTTGATCTGTTTCACGCAGGGCATATTATGATGCTTAAAGAAGCACGAGCCCAATGCGATTATTTGATAGTTGGCCTACAAACTGATCCAACCATTGACAGGCCTGACACTAAAAATAAACCTGTACAAAGTATTTTTGAACGCTATGTACAACTACAGGCCTGCAAGTTTGTGGACGAAATTGTGGTCTATGCTACAGAAAAAGAACTTCGAGATGTGTTGCTTTCTTTTCCTATTGATGTTAGGATATTAGGCGAAGAATATCAAAGCCGAGAATTTACAGGACACGATATTCCCATGGAATTTTATTTTAATAAAAGGCGGCATTCGTTTAGCACCAGCGAATTAAGGCAGAGAGTTATAGATGCATCAAGATGAAGAGCTTCACGATCAACTGATGGCTGAATTTAGACGCTATTTTGCGGCCAACCAGCAGTGGATGAATGAAGCCACCAAAGCATCTGCTATAAGATTAAGGCAAAGTTTAAGTGAAATTAGGCGCATCTGTTCAGCGCGGCGTGTGGCTGTGCGTGAATGGGCAATAGAAAAAGAAGCAATTTTGGCTGAAAAAGAAGCACGTAGGCAAGCTCAAAAGAGACAGGCCAAGCAAGAGGCTAACGATACATAGTAGATGCTATGGACATATCAAACACAAACAGTTGAAGAAATACCTGAAGGTTATATTGGATTTGTTTACTTAATAACCAATCTCACAACTGGACAAAAATATATAGGCAAAAAACTAGCACAGTTTAAACGCACAAAACCACCACTCAAAGGCAAAAAGCTCAAAAGAAGAAGTACTGTAGAAAGCGATTGGCGCGACTATTGGGGTTCTTCTGATAGGTTAAACGCAGACGTCCAGGCACAAGGTCCAGAAAAATTCACCCGAGAAATATTATACTATTGCAAAAGTAAGGCAGAAATGTCATACCTAGAGGCAAGAGAACAATTTGAACGGCGTGTTTTAGAGTCAGATGAATACTACAATGGCATTATTAATGTGCGTGTAGGCGGATCTGCTATACTAAGACAGCGATTAATAGAACAAGCACAGGCAAAATCCAACGGTTAAAGCTGGCACAGGCTAACTTCGTGTGCCCCAAAACCTGGACCTCGGGTCGCAGGGAAGGAAATCTCTCGCCGTTAAGAGTGCTCAACCACTACCCATTAGGATGACGATGGCAAAGACCTTGCTGTTTGGTTGTTTGAATAGACAAAAAGGCAAAATGAGCAGGGAAAACCTGCACGTTTAGGCAAGTGATAGCAGATTTACCTAAACCGCCGCTGTAAAAAGACTGGGCTCGAGGTACCGGACAACCGCCTCTGTAATGCTCTACTGCTGTGTGACATGTTCAACTCGGATAATGTTCTTTGCCCAATCTGGGCTAAGTGTGACTGAACAATCTGGATAATATTTACAAGCACTTCGTGTTGTTGAGAAAAGTTCGAGCGGTAGCGAAGAACTGATGAACGTAGTTCATCATCGATAAATATTAACTATGAAAGTTTATGAAATAATATCAGAATCGCGTATTCTAAATGAAGAAACTCTTTGGGTAACTGTACTCAGAGCTACTGCACGAGGCAGTAGTGCTGTTGCTGATGTATTACGTGCGATCAGTGCGCAAGTTCGAGCAGGAGAAAGGACTTTTCAAGACTTAGCAGAAGCTTGGGTAGCGGCTG